GGGTATTTTTTTGCTTAAATTTTATATTGGCATAATTCTTGCCGTAGCAAGAAACGTGCCAACTTTCTTCTCGGAAATTTTCGTGCCAACTCACAATATTAGAATATTAGCATATTAGAATATTCTAATATGCGGGCGCCGATTTTATCATATCCAGAGGCACTTGTCAACTAGATTTTTTTAATAGGCACATAAGTTTTACTTATGGGGCGCCGAAAAACGCGCACACGCTACTCTAATTGTACCACATAGCGGCCTTCGCCGCAATAGGTTTATGCCCAAAAGTTTTTGATGACCCCATAGAAAAAACTTATATTAGGAAAAGCTTATATTGATTTTAGTTGAGAATGATTCTCATTCACGCGCTCTGCGCCTAAGTAGTAGAGTAACGACTTTTTTGTGGTTGACGGTGGGCGCCAGTAGTAGAGTAACGATTATTTTTGGGTCGTGGTGATTTTTGAAAAACGAATCAGATTTTCAAATTCTGTGCGTTCGAGTAGTAAATAAATCAAGTTTTATTATATCAAATGTCACGAAGATGACTATTAGATCAAATAAACAAATGGGAACGTAAAATAAATAGAGAACCAATCTTGGAAATCGGTGGTATGATGATAACAGTCAAATTATGAGTTTGTCGGAGGCGCCGATTGTACCATGCGCGACCTAATCTTGTCAAGTGTTATTTTTTGTGTGCTAAAGCTTAACCCGAATAGCCACCTTCGTGGCAATAGGGTTTATTATGAGTTCGCAGCACAAACTCGCTAAATTAGTCTAATTTAGTACTAAATCGAGCAATCCAGAGCAATTAGGAGCAAACGCGGGTAATACCGGTAAAGATGTCGCTACGGCGACTAACTGCTAAATTTTACGTGGTGGCCCAAGACAACCTGCTATTTCTGACACCCTAGTTTGAAATTGGTGTAATTTTTTGACCCAAAACTTTAAATAATTGTTGACTTCGCAACGATAATTTGATATAATTCTTTTAGAAATTTGAAAAGATAAATAATTTTAAGGATAAAAAAATATGAGTGCATTTTTAGTAATTGTAGGAATTATAGCTATTTTTGGTGCTGGTAGGAAGCAGGCTGAAAATATAGATAATATGTATATATTAGACCTTATTTTAGGTATCTTTTTTATTATTGCTGCTATTGGAAGAGCAGCTTCTTAACCAAACAAAAAATAAGTGTTGACATTCGAGGCTTATTAATCTATAATGTTTATATTGATTAGGGAAACCCTAACAAATTTAACATTCAAATAACTTGGAGAAATTTATGACAGACGCAGTATACACTAAAGACACAGTTGCATCAATGGTAGAAGCATACAAAGCAGTAGTTGCTGAAGCATATGATATTCGTACAGAAGTAGTAGCTGACTTAGCTAAGAACTTAGGCAAATCAGTACCTTCGGTACGATCTATGCTTGTTCGTGAAGGTGTTTATGTACCTAAGGAGACTGTTAAGTCTTCAGCTACTAAATCTAAAGAAGAGTATGTAAAAGCTCTTGAAGCAATCTCTGGCGAAGCGTTGCCTTCATTCACTAAAGCTACTAAGAAAGACTTGGAAGCATTCTGGGGTTACATCGTGAAAGCAACGGATCGTCATGACGCAAACCAAGCCTAATAATGCGAGGTTAACTCCTCACATTATATATATTGAATACCCTGTGCGAGTTAAAGCACGGGGATTTCTTAAGCAACGCAACGGCGCAGATGTGCATGAAGTACGAAAAGAGCTAACTTATGTAACTGAGCAAGTACACAAAGTACTAACTCAACATCATTTAATTAATGCTGATGGTAAGTGGGTTCAAGAACCACAGTTGTGGCCTATTTTAATGCAAGGTATTACTGATGGTAGAACTTAAAAATCAAGTTCTACTGCCGATTTTAGCAATCAAGGTAGAACTTAAAAATCAAGTTCTACTGCCGATTTTAGCAATCAAGGTAGAACTTAAAAATCAAAGGAGGACTAATGGCAATTAAATATACAGCGGAACAAGAATCAGAGCTATATGATAAGTATAAAGAAGCTGTGGATTCTAGTCACCGTGAACAAATAGTGCTAGAGTTAGTTGAGAAGTGGGGTAAGCCTAAACGCAGCCTTATAGCGAAGCTATCGAAAATGGGAATCTATGTATCTAAAGTTAACCAAAGTAAGTTAACGGGTAAGAAACCTAAGACTAAAGAACAATTGGTAACAGATATTGAAGCTCACTTCGATGAAGAAGTAGGCACGTATGCAGGGTTAGAGAAAGCCCCTAAGATGGTGTTGTTGAATTTGTTGGGAAAGTGAAACATTTCCCAACGGCAGCATCTCTGATGCAATACTTACCAAATAGTAAAATAAAATTAATAAAAAGCCCAATCAACTAAATATTGATTGGGCTTTTTTTATTTAGGTTTTGTGTGGAACTTTAAACCTGTTGATACTATTGGTTCATAAGATACATCTGTATTACCTACCTCAGCATCTAAATCAATTATCAAATCTAATAGTGTGTATTTCTTTAGTACTAATATCAGACACCTTATCAATATTAGACTCTAATTCTGCGAGTATATACTTATCTATCATAATATACTCCACAAATCTTCTAAATCAGACTTCTCTGCTTGTAGTGCATCCGGAACAAATGTAGTCTTACAAGAGTCTAGCGCATCGGGGACGTTGCCCCAATTGTATAAATCTAACAACATAGCTTCAGTATCTCTTAAGCTAACATTACAAATCCATAACTGTAAAAATGCCATAACTGCATATTTAGTATATTTCTTCTTTTCTATACTACCATCCCTAGATTTTACATCTAAACTGATGACGTTGCATCTATGAGCAGTTATCTTATCCATAGTACCTGATTTAGCTCCTGACTTATATGTTAAAGCTTCTTTTCTAAGAGCTACTATATTTGCTAAATCAGGTTTTCCATTAGTCTTAGCTACCTTAAAAGCATTAAATAATGTAGTACCTAAGAAAGCTGTTAAGTAAGGGTTAATTTCTTGACTCCATCTTTCATACCCTATATTATTATAGAGTTTATGTGCATACATGGCTAGTGGGGTATATATACCATACTGTGGGTGTTTAGTTTGTGTAGTTTTAGGCAAAAGTACGCTCCTGCGTATGATAGCCGTAAATCCTAGTAGTGCCTTGACTTGATCTCCTGGGATTGTACCATTAGGTGTTTTAATAATATCAGGTATATGTTGGTATGTAAGCTTTGGACATATCTTTCCAGACTCATTTTTTACTAGTGGGATAGCTGCAAGTATTGGTAATATGTGAGGTATGAATTCTTGATCAATCGGAGGTTTCCAATCGGGGTTAGTTTTAATGTTCTGTTTCCATTCAATATAGTTTGTTTTTAGCATTTTTAGTTCTCCTTTGGTTTATTAACTACTTAGGATTAGTAGTATTGATTTTATAATTATAGCAAAATTAAGTACAGATGTAAAGATTTATTATTTAGAAGGTTACGAAAAATGGGAGGGTTTAATATACACAAAATTTTCAGTAAGTTTAGTACATATTAAAATTTATAAGACCCCGTGCATTTTGATATAACCTGCTAGTTTGTGTTAGTTTAGAAAAGATTGCCGTGTCGTAGGAGAAATTTATAGAACCTGTGGGTTTGTCGTTATGCCACTCGACCACAGATTTGTAATTTCAACCTACTAGACAATTTTTTCAACAACACATTCTGTATCTACTAGATTATATATATTATTATACACTATTTTTTTCTAGATGTCAAGACCAACTCATTACTTTTAGGGTCAATGAAATGTCTTTATTCTAGTAACTTTATTGTGATAGCATGGAAATTTAATTGTTTAGTTCGCGAATTTCTTACATTTATTTTTAGTTTGGTTGTCTTATTTATTTAGCTAATTTCCTGAGCAAATGCAATAACAATTATTTTTTAGTTGTTGACAATGATGGTTAAATCGCGTATAATATGTTTATTGAATAGGAGAACTGTATGTTGAATTTAAGACGAGCTGTAGATAAAGTAGCAAGTGCATTTGCATTGAAAGTTGTTGTATCTTTTAAAGATGGTAATGATGATCCTTACTCTGTTGTAAATATCCGAGAAGCTGCTGAAATATTAAGTATTGTTTATGGTATTAATATTGACGCGATTTATACCGAGTTAGCACATACTGTTGAATTTTTAGTTAATAAGGAATTAGCAGATGGATTATAAAGTTATTATGATTGACTCTACTGTTTTTAATGGTTCTTATGGAGAATGTAAGAACTATATTGTTACTAAGTTCTCTCCTGCTGAAGTAGATTCGCTAGGTGATTATTTAGATATTATTAATTGTGAATCAGGACGCTGCGCGTCCTATGTGCTGGAGTGGAAATGATGGGAATATTGGAATATGCATTTATACTAGCTGCGATTGGTTGGGGTGTTAGCTTTAACCATATGTTAAAGACTAGTAAGAAATCACATTACTATTTTTATAGTATTATCTTATTCATTATTTACTTAGTTAAGACAGGTGTGATATGATATATAATAAATTTGTTAGACGATTAGAACGCATTGGGGTGAACGTAGCGCTTCGCGCTAATTACCCTTGGATTTACTTAGACACAGTTAACGGTAGTAAAGTAACGGGTGAATTTATGGCAGAACATGGATTTACTGCATTCTTTTCTTCTATAGATGGTATTAGATTCTCAAACAGACGTGCAGTATTTGCTAAGATTAGACAGATGCTAGCCTTCGAACAGTATGTGATCTTATCACAGGAGATAAGTAATGATTGATTTAATCAAAGAATTGAATAACGAACTAGAAAAGTTTAAGAAAGAGTTTTACTACTACATCACAGATACTAATATACCATTAGATGAACGATGGAAAGCATTTTGTGAAGCTCCTATTAGTATTAAGAACACTAAAGGATGGATTGAAGATTTCAATTCTATTAATATTGACTGGTTTCATGATTATCATTATGATAGATACACTACTATAGTTTTATCTAATGTTATTGATAGTATGCTAGAAGCTGAAGAACCTAATCTAGAGCTTATTAAAGTGTTTCAAGAAGAAATCTTAACTAAAAACTTACACTCATTTGTAATGGATTGGTAATTTATGAAAGACTTAGCATACTTAATAACTTGTTTGATCTGGGTAGCTGGATTTGTAATAGCTAAAGGCTTTTGGAGTACTGTATTCTGTATAGTACCATTCTGGTCTTTTTATGTAGTAATTGAATTTGTATTAGGATTTTTATTATAAATGATTAAAAGAAAGAAATTCCTCTCTAGGTATAATCCTAGTTGTGAGGAATACCGAAAGAAAATGGAAGTATATGCTAATAAAGTAAGATTATTATTATATAATCGCAAATTAGATATACTTAGTGGTAAAACAATTGTGAGGGAGTTTTAAATGACACAATTAGAAGAAGGTGATAAGATATTTCATGTATATGCTTTTCCAAATGAGGGCGCATATATAACAGAATACACATTCGTGGCCTACGCCACAATGCAGGGTATTAATGTACCTAGTATTATAACTAAAGAGCGCGGTGAAATCTCACAGAGAGATTGTAATATTATCCCAAATACCTACAATTGCCACAGATTGTTTGCTTCTATAGAAGAAGCAGATGCATATTTAGGCGATTCGTCGCAATGGCGACCATTGGGCGTTAGTGCTGAGGAATGGGAAGAATCCGGCCTAGAAGATTACTTAGAAGATCACTTAGAACGTAGAAACTTCTGGCGTGGTTTTGATTATGAAGTTTAAAATTGGTGACAGAGCTAGAGTCAAGTATATTAGAAATGGTGGTAGTACTAGATGGTATGTTGGAGTTATAGTAACTATTGTAAATGCTACCCCTATCATAGACGAAGCTGATTGTACTGTTATAACAGAATCAGGACTAAGAGCATATCCTATATTTGACCAACTAGAACCTATTATTAAGTTAAGGGGAAGTTGGAAAATGATTGAATTATATACAGGTTGGAATCCTTCTAAGGAGAAGTTAAATGAACAAACAAAATCAATTAAGTAAAGCTATTCTCATTGCTGCTCAAGCACATGATGGACAATATGATAAAAGGGGTAAGCCTTACATCTTACATCCATTACATTTAATGAGTCAGTTGATGTTTGATATTCAATTGGCTACCATTGCAGTACTTCATGACGTGGTTGAAGATAGTGAAGTTACTATAACAGATTTGTATGGATATGGATTTAGTTATAGAGTACTTTATGCTGTAGAATTACTAACTCATACATCAAATGAATCATATAAGGAATATATTGAAAAGATTGCAGGTAACTATGATGCAATTCGTGTGAAGCGTAAGGACTTAGAACATAACTCAGATATCACTCGACTTAAGGGTGTCACTGATAAAGACTTAAAGCGAATGGAAAAATATCATAAAGCATTTACTGATCTAGGTAAAGCTAAACTTGATTTTGAAAGAAATAATATGAATAGCTAAGGAGAAGTTAAATGAAAGATGATTTCAGTAACGCAGAGTGTGGTGCACTACTAGAGACCTATCTTGTAAGTTATGTTGAAGGTATAGAAAAAGAAAACGCTTTATTGCGTGAAGTTGTTGAGGCCGCTAAATTGATAGTTGAATATAAGCCAGACAGGACAATAAAATTACCAACTGAGTTTTTATCGTTGGTTTTTAGGCTGTCATGTAAAATAGATAAGGTGAATAAATGGGATTAATGCACACGCTACTAAAAAAAGAACCGTCCGAGGTGCTTCGGCATTACAAAGCCCTCGAATCCAAGCTATCCGAGGCTGAGAAAGAAATTGCCGAGCTGCACACTGTTCTTGACGCTAATCAAATACAAGAGTGTGATGAGATACGAGAAGCTAATGTCACCATTAAAACTTTAGCATTAACGTTGAAGGAGGCTGCTGATGATATGGATAGCTGGGGCACTCATGTTCCTGAGTATTTTGCAGAAAAACATGGGTTAAAAGAAGACTTAAATAAATACCGCAATCTCGCACAACAATATTTAAAGGAGGGTGAGTGATGGGATGGATAAGTGTTGACGATAGGCTGCCAAAAGACATGAGCCTTGGCTGTATTGTTTATTACGAAAACGATTGTGCTGATATGGTGAGTACCGCTGACGTTTTTTTAAGTTCCGACGGGTTTTGTATTATGCATAAAGGGGAATGGAAGCCTATTGTTGGCGTAACCCATTGGATGAAGTTACCTGAACCACCAACTAAATAACTACAGGACAATAACTATTAGGAGTGAGCAGATATGGCTGGAAATGACAACGATTGGTGGAGTAGTTATTACGACTTCAAAGCAGGAAAGACTAAAAATAACACCAATAACACCACATTAGAATAGGGGTAAGAGAATGATTATTTGTAGCAACTGTAAAAAAGATTACGGCACTTATACATACTTTAAGTGCGGTTATTTTATCAATTCTTTTGGTCAAATTCAAACATATCAAGTTGAAATGTATAAATGCGTTTGCCCATATTGCAATCATGCCGACACAGATAAGCCCGTAAATGACTGAATACATATCATCACTCTATTGGAGCGACTACAAATACATAGTGACTATATTTGTGTGTTTTTATGTGGGGTACTTTGTGGGATATGCAAAAAGAGGGGAGAAGGAATGAAATTATTAATCGGTTTAATATGGCTTATTGCTCTACCTGTTAGCGCAAGTGAGATAAGCGTAGAGTTTACTCAATACCACAGATCAACTAATGAGGATTTCCAAAACAAAAAATAGTAGTTGACTTCGCAACTATAATTTGATATAATATATTTCAAATTGGAGAATATTATGAATACACCAGACAACTGGATAATTTTAAAGATTAAAGAAGATACTGGATACTTCTACAAGATATTATGTGGATGGTCGGGCGGATATTTAGATGGTGATAGCTGGAAAATGAATTCAGGTATTAAAGATATTATTACTACTGAGCATTACTATGATTTTATTGGTGAAAGTGGTTCAGTATACCGTTGCCACAAGGGTGGAGAACGTATTTCAGGTGCTTTCGCACATGTTTTAGGTAATTTAACAGATAAGCATCCTGATGTAGTTACTCATATATCATTAGACCAACTCATGAAGGAATTTGGCAATGAAGAAGTTTAGTATAACACAAGAAGAATTAGATACATTAGAGGCCATTCGCCTCAAATTGTATGATATGTTCGCAGACTGTGGAAATGTATCTGACATTATCAAAGTAGGGGCAGTTTCAGAACCATTATGGAAAATTATTAATAAGAAGCGTGAGGAAGTTTATGAAGATTAAACAAGTAGCCATCTTCGTGGCAATATTTCTATTAGTAGCCGCTAGTATTAAATCGTGTGATGCCGAGGAAGGCCTACATGCTTATTTAGGTATGGCATACCACGATGAAAAGCTAGATACATTTAAGCAAGAGAATAGTACTATATCTACTTTAATTGGTGAAGCTGAATTAGAATATGAGTTTAGTAATGGTACTAAGATATTTTTTCGACATAATAGTAGTATGCAACAAAACGATACTGGTCTTAATATGATAGGGATAAAAGCGAGGTTATTCTAAATGCACAAAGATATCAGAGATTTTTTAGATACCATTGAAGATCCTGATAGACGATTACGCCTCGAACAATTACAATTTAGAATTGAAGGACAATTAAGAAATTACAAAGACCCAGTAGCTAGAATGAATAAAATGGTAGAAATATTTTGGGAAGGTGTTAAAGAATTCCAAGATGTATTAAATGGAGTAAAGAAATGAAATATATAGAAATTAAAGCTATGCCAGCAGGTTTAAATGATAATAATAAGTTTATAGGTGATACCTATCCAGATATTGGTTTATACGCGGGTAATCTAGCAGACGAATTTATGGTAGTATATATTATGAATGGATTAACACTAGTTGCATCCGTATTTAACCTTACTAACTTAATTAGTAATCATGAAACCCCTAGTATTACTGATACTGCTGCTGATAATACTTTAATGCTAAAAGCTATCGCAGTATCGTTAAAACCAGAATTAGCTTTCAAGTGAAAATCATAGTACCTATAAGCAGGCTAAAAAGAGAATTAAATAAATGGATTAGATTTGTTAATACTGACATATCTAATGTAGTGTATATTACAAGAAATGGGGTGTATGCAGGAGTACTGATATCACCTGAACGTATGGAGAACTTAAGTGGGTAGTAGAGTATTTATCACAAGCGACTTACACTTTGACCATCATAGTATTGTTGATTGGCGTAAGCAGATTCATAGTGTAGACTTCATTAGTACACAACACATGAATGAATGGATTGTTGAAACACACAACGAAATCGTGCGTCCGAAAGATATCCTATGGATTCTAGGTGATGTTAGTTGGTCTGTGGATGGATTAAAATATTTAGCACAGATGAATGGTCATAAACGCTTAGTACTAGGTAACCATGATACAGAAGGCAGGGGCTTAAGTATTGAAGCTTTCCAACCTTATTTTGAAGAAATTCATGGATTGACTAAGAAGTATAAATGTGTACTTTCTCACGCCCCTATTCACCCAGCTGAGCTTGAGTATAGAAGTTGGCGTGCAAACATTCATGGACACGTACATCATAAAGAAAGATGTGTTAAAGACCCTAGATATATCAATGTAAATATTGATGTTACTAGAGGATACCCAACTTCATTAGATGAAATACGTGGAGAATTAGGTTCAGATATATTAAATAGTGATTAGTAGCAAAGTCAAAAATATATATTGACTTTGCTAACTGCGCGTGTTATAATATGTTTTCAAAATCGGAGAAAAGACATGAGTAATGTAGTTATTAAAGTAGATACAGGGTTTGCTGGTGCTATTCACACTTATAAAACTAATATCACCCCTGAGGAATGGGATGTATTAACAAATGATGAGAAATTGGGTTGGCTAGTAGAAGCAACAGATAATTTCGTTGAAGTATACGCTGAAACAGAAGATGGAGAGTTACTGTAATGCGTGTAATTGAATTAATAGAAACAGTAATTATCGTGGGATTGATAATGTTATTCTTAGGTCTTAAGATTCCTATGGTTAACGCACTAGGTGAATGTGAAGAAAAACTTCCTCGAAACCAACACTGTGAATTAGTAGCAGTACCAATTAAATGGATACCAAAATGATAACAAAATATTTAGGAAAGATAGATAGTATTAATTTTGGCCTTGGTGGATATCAAGAGTCAATGCTTGGGTTACATATATGTTTTAGTTTTGACAAGTGTAGTTTTATTTGTACATCAAATAGCTATTGGGATACCACTATTGAATGTGGAGAACGCGCTAAATGGAAAGAGTCTGATAGATTCAATAAGTATGCTTCTATTATATATAAGGTATCAGAGTTATTAAAGCAAGCGAAAGTAAGAGATATTAGTAAACTTAAAAATATTCCAGTAGAAATTAAAATGGATGGTAATTCACTACACAGCTGGCGTATACTAGAGGAAGTGTTATGACAGTATTCTATGTAGTAATAACATTATTAGGAATATTCTTAGCGTTTATAGATTATAAAAACTACTCACGCACTAAACAAAGTAGATACTTATTTATGGCATCATTAATGATAATCTGTAGTGCTATTAATGGTATAGTGGCATATACCTTATGAAACAAGTTATAATTCTACGTAAAGACTTAAACATGCGTAAGGGTAAGATGATTGCACAAGGTGCACATGCTAGTATGAAAGTATTGCTAGACTTAGCTTATAAAGCTAATCAAATCAATAGAGAACATCCTGTATACGAAAAAAGATATATACCTACAGAAGGTGAGTTCCTTTGTATGCCTTTATACTCTGACACTAAGGAATGGTTAGAAGATACATTTACTAAAATCGTGGTAAGTGTAGATAGTAAAGATGAGCTGTTAGATGTATATAATAAAGCTACAGAAGCAAAGATAATCTGTAGTTTAATAGCTGATGTAGGTTTAACAGAATTTAAAGGTGAGACTACCTATACTGCTGTAGCAATCGGGCCTGCAGATGCTAAACTGATTGACAAAATAACTGGAGATTTAAAACTATTATGATGGCCACAAGAGATTTAGACGTAGCAATAATGCTCCTATCTACAGCATCATGCCCTAATTGTGATGGGAGTGGTGGTATATCTATCCCTACTATTGAGTCTGCATGTTGTGGAGAACCCTTAGCCACCGGTGAATGCTGTGGTAACTCTATACCTGAAATGGGAGTGTCGTTCGAAGAATGTCAGTGGTGTGCTGAAAAAGCAGAACTAATGGCTAAATATGACAATAAATAAATTGAAGTGTATTTTAGGAGTACATAAGTGGCGCAGTTCTACTACATTTAGTAATGCTGTGCCTTTTTATGTGCGTCAAGAATTGAAGTCAGACTTTCTAGTATGTACTAGATGCTGTAAAGTAAAAAAGGTAAAATTAACATGAGTGAGACAGTAGAATTAGACTTAACTGAAGAAGAGTACAATAAAATAGTACAGTATTATATCGAAGATAACTTTAGTGCAGAATCTATAGAAGTATATAACGAAAATAAAAATAAAGACGAACCATCAGCTGCCTTCGCAGCATTGTTAAATGAAGCATTAATTAATGCCATCAAATTAGGTATGGGATATGAGGCTAAAGATGTTGTCAAATAACACAGTAGCTAAGTCAATTAAGTTAGTAAATGAAGCGTATGAAGCAGGCAAAAAGACTGGATACTCCGAAGGATTTAGAGCGGGTGTATTAGAAACTACATCATCTGAATTAGATACATATAAGGAAATATTAAAAGCATATGATTGTAAATATGGAAAGATTTAAGAAAGTGGCAGCATTTATACCAGCATGGGGATTTTATATATTAGGTGATCTAGTATCTAGACCAATACAGTGGTCAGATATGTTTGGGTTTTTACTTCCATATTATGGTACCTTCATGGACTGGTCTGTATTTTTCAATGACTGGGGTGGATTGGATGTTTGGTTAGAACATAAAGATGAGTGAAGAACACTTCAATATTAGTCTACATGTAGTAGATTGGCGATGTGATAAATGTGGCCACTATTGTAAAACTACAGGTAAAATTGAACAACAATTTATTGGTGTACAAGTAGAACATATGTGTATGAGTGAGACATGTGGCCATAGAGTATGGTTAGACACTAACTACCCTAAATGGGATAATTTGCTAACTGCAATAACAAAAGGAAGACCTTAATGAACAAGTTTAAAAAATGGTTAATTATGAAATTAGCTGGAGACACAGTAGTAATTCTAAATACTGCAATACTATATAAATATTATCCTATCTTTGCTAACACAGATTTTAAACCTATTGTGGAGAATAACTTAATAATTCCTAGCAATGCTAGTACACCTTTTACTATATATGATAAACGTACATTTGAAATTATAGGTGATGAACTAAATATTCATGAAGATAGTAAGAAGGCATATGATGAAGTAGTTGATGCAATTAATAAAGCAGAATCCCCACTAGAAAAACAAGATGCTATTGCTAATGAAGCTTCGTCTAAGGATGAAATAGTTGTATAATATACTTTATAATGATAAAGTTAAATATAAAGATAAAATTGGCTTTGTAAAAGAAGTACAAGGTTCTTTTGCACGAGTATTATTTGAAGGTGATAAAAAACCAACAATATTACCCACAGACGCTTTGGAGAAAATAGATGATTGAAGCAAACACAGCATTAGAAATATCTAATATGTTACATGTATGTTGGGCATACTGTCATATTAATATAGACTATATAGAATATAAGTTATTAAATTGGTTGGAGAAATTATGATAGAATATGCAATAGCAGCAATTGCCTTCGCAATAATGATGCAAGTAAATTACATATTTGAGATAACAAAAATAGTACAAGATATAAGAGTCTTACTAAATATTGAGGATGAACCTAATCCGTTCAATCCCATAGGTTTCTCTTTAGTTTTCTTTTTGTACAGTACAGTATTTATGCCTTTCGTGGCAGTATATATACTAATGTGTAGTAAAGAACGAGTACTTAGAGATATCTCAGGTGCTATTATGAAGAGCTATTTTAGACTTGAAGAAAAATAATTGTTGACTTTGCAACTATGATTTGATATAATATATTCTTAAATTAATGGAGAACTATTATGTTAAAAACATTTAAGTATACAAAACCTAGTGGTGATACGTCTATTCGACAGGTGTATCCATTAAATGTGGTTGGTAATGATAAGCTCTTATGTGTTGACTTGACTCAGTTTGATACTGATGATAAGCAAGACTATGAGAATCTATTGAACCAAATTCACAATGACTATATACAAGCTATTAAAGACGCAGGTTTAGGTAGTACGTTTAGGACATTCTTTTTGGAGAAAATGAGCTAATGGAAGATTATAAGGTATTAACACTTAACGCAGATTTCATGCCACTAAACTTAGTACCTTTATCTACTATTAGCTGGCAAAAAGCTTTTAAGCTAATCGTGGAAGAAATTGCAGTACCAATTAAATTTTATGAAGATAAGTATGTAAATACTCCCACCACCAGATATCCTATACCTTCAGTAATATTGATGAAGGATTATAAGCGTTTCAATAAAAGGGCTAAATGGTCTAAGTTCAATATTAAACTTAGAGATAATTTTACATGCCAATACTGTGGACACAAATTTTCTAGTAGAAGTCTTACCATTGACCATGTAAAGGCGAAAGCTCATGGTGGCAAACATAGTTGGCTTAATTCAGTTGCGGCATGTAAACCCTGTAATCAATGGAAAAAAGATCATAAGAATATTAAGCCTATGACTAAGCCGTATCACCCAACGTACTTCGACTTAGCTAAGAAAATGATGAAGTACAAAGAAATTAAGAACAAAGAGTGGTCAGATTACCTACAGCATTTAAATTAGTAAAAGAAAAATATATGTTGACATATTAGTTAAAAGTTTGTTATAATATGTTTTCAAATTTGGAGAAATTAATGAGTGAAGAAAAGCAAAAAGCCAATAAATTAGTAAAAGATAAAGAAGCTGAGTTAGATGTAGCCATGAAACACCTAGCCAAAGTCAAGCAGTCTAGAGGTGATATTAGTACTGCCAAAGCAACTGTTAGTACAGTAAAAAAAGAATTATATGCTGCTATTACTGCTGAAAACCAAGTCACTTTAAACGAAACCGACGCATTTGATGAATCTGAGTTATATGTTGAGAAGCCTACTGAAAACGTAGGTGTTATAAAATTAATTGTAGTTTGTGCAGTAATATTTACAGGAGCAGTAGTATGGATAAATCTATAGAATTTTACACAGGCTTTAATGATTTTATGTGGTATCGTACCAAACCCTCAGTATGGGTTAAAACTAAAGAACAGCGCGCAGACTGGAACAGAGGCCAGAAGTTAGCAAGAGAAGCAGTATAATTATAATGCCCTCGTAGTCTAACGGATAGGCAACAGTCTTCTAAACTGTCTCATGTGAGTTCGAGTCTCGCCGAGGGTACCAAATACGGGCTGTAGCATAATGGTCAATGCACTCGGCTCATAACCGACCGATTGTAGGTTCAAATCCTACCAGTCCGACCAATTAATAGGAAATTTATGGAGCATAATAAAGCTACTGCTAGTAGAGCATTAGATACTCTTTTTAGTAGTGTAACAGCCTTCAGTGATGAAACTAAATTTATCTTAGTTAAAGCAGAAGATTGTACCCTTTATATACCGGTAAATAATTTAGATATATCTAAGATACATGAATTTAGAAATAAATTTAAGGTTATATATGACCTAACTCAAGGATTATAGTATGAAAACAGAAATAGTATATATACTAGATCGTTCTGCTTCAATGTCAAGCAATTGGAACGAATCTATGGGAAGTTTAAAGACTTTCATTACAGAACAACAAAAAAACGATGCACCATGTAAGTTCACTTTAGTCGGTTTTGACGACCATTATGATATATTTATTGATGCTAAAGATTTACAAGATGTAGATACTGAAAATTTACCCGATTTTAAACCTAGAGGGATGACTGCCTTATACGATTCAATAGGTAAGACAGTAACACTAATCAAGGAAAGATTAAAGAATACACCAGTACTAGAACGACCAGATAAAGTATTATTTGTTATTATGACTGACGGGCATGAGAATTGCTCTCAAGAATATAATAAGTCTATAATTACAGAAATGGTTACTAAACAAGAAAGTAAATATTCTTGGGAGTTCATGTATATCGGGGCAGGTTTAGATGTTATGGGCGAAGCCTTATCATTAGGTATGAAAGGTGCAAATTCCTTTAGTACATTAGATAAGTCTCAAAGAAGTATAAATGATATTACTAACTATGCCTCTAGCACTATAGCATCATATAGAACTTAAGCCGGATTAGCTGAGTTGGCTTAGCAGCTGCCTTGTAAGCAGCAGACGGGGGTTCGAGACCCTCATCCGGCACCACATTTAAGTAGAGTTAAGGAAAACACACTTGAAGCCTTTTGTGTCCTTGTAAAGTTTCAAAGCTAACTTCTCTACTTAAACCAAATTCAGGATTGCATTAAAGAATAAGATTACATCATGCAGAGATAAACACATCTTATTCGATTTCATCAGTCCTTTTTAATAAATACTAAGCATTATAGTACGAGATTACATCATCTTATAAATGAAAGGTATAGGTTCGAATCCTATGCTCCCGAATATCAGACGGGAGTTAGCTCAATTGGTAGAGCGTTAAAATTCTCTTATACGTTTTTATCTTAGTATTTATTAAAAATTAATTAAAGGATATATGTAATGAAATTTGAAATATGGAAGGAAGGTTATTTAGTATCAGGAATGGAAGGTATTCCAGCTTCTGCTACATTTTTAGGTACGTATTCTGCGGAGAATTTCAGAAATGCTTGTATTATATGGGACTCTATACATAATAGAGATAAAGGTTATGGTGATTTTAATGCACAAGGATTAAGTGTATGGGGTTGCAGATTATTTGATAATGAAGCAGACGCTAGAGCGAGCTTTGGTTAGGAGTAATAACATGAATTATTGGGAAATAGATATTCGATCGTAATTATACGGGAGAATAAAAATGTCAAGAACATATAGAAATAAAGGATCTAGTGGATACTATACAGGTCGTAGAGAGTTTGATGGCAGAAATAAACACTGGGATACCCTTGGGTATACTTCCCAGCTATTTACTGAAAGCTACGAAGAATATACACTAGAAATACATAGAGATGGTGCAAACTGGAATATGTCCACACCTTCGTGGTGGGTTCATGATACGTCAACTATCAAAGAAAGAGGTATGACACGAAAGGTTATACAACAAGTTTATAAACTAATAGATTATGAGGATGTAGAGGAATTCCCTTTAGATAAGAAACCTTATGAATACTATTGGTAACAAGTTTAAGTGTACTACAGTCTATTGATTACATCATACTTTAAGCAGGTACTGACTTCGGTCTAAATTGCTTACCAAGAAGTCGGCGGACATTAATCGCATCAATAACGATTTCGTCACTTATTTAATTTTTTCGCATTACAGTATAAGATTACATCTACTTGAAATAGAACCAAAAATATCTTAGACGCTTTTATCGGAGAACCTATTATGGGAAAGTTTAACAAAACAGCCACACTAAATAAAACAAATACAACTAATGTTGCAGGTGGCGCAGCATATGAAATTAATGATGGTAGAAAAGAATTAGCTGGTGTAGTATTAAATTCTATGCTAAAGAATGATTCATTCTACGAGTCAGAAGAAGATAGAATTAATAAAATCTTTGCCCTTGCAAAAATGAACCCAGAGTTCGCAGCTAAGGCAATGATATACGCTAGACAAGAGGGGAACTTACGCTCTGTTTCTCATGTATTAGCTAACGCAGTAGTAGAAGCTGCATCAGGAACTGACTACCTTCGTAGTGCTATCACTAAAACAGTGGTACGCCCTGATGATATGATTGAAATGGCAGCTTTATGGTTTAGTAATCACAAAGGTAAAATGTTACCTAACTCTATGCGTAGAGCATTTAAAGATGTATTAGAGTCTAATAAATGGAATGACTTCCAGTTAAAGCGTTACTCAAAAACACGCTCTAGCCTTAAGTTAAAAGATATAATTAAGATCGTTCACCCTAAGGGTCGTAACGATGTGTTTAAAGCAATCATTGAAGATTCTTTAGAAGCACCTCAAAGTTTAGAAACTAAATTAGCTACAGGTACTAAAGCATCAGTAGCATTTGAAGAATTATTAAGTACGGGTAAGTTAGGCTACATGGCAGCTATGAAGAATATTCGTAATGCTTTGAATACTGGACTATCCGATGATGCTTTAGATATGTGGTGTGAATTAGTCTCTAATAGAGAAAAAGTACTAAAGTCAAGAATGTTACCATTCAGATTTTATGACGCTTGGTACGCTATTAAAGACTCTAAAGTGGATCACTTTAAATTACAAAAGATTAAAAAAGCTATCAATGCAGCTATGATTCATAGTGCACATAATTTAGACCTCGCTAAGGCAGGTGAGAAGGTAGCATTAATTGTTGACCAATCTGGTAGCATGGGAGGGTGGACAGATAATAATGATACACCTTGGAAACATGCATTAACTTTAGCTGCTGTAATGTATCACGCATTTGGAAAAGACAACGTAGTTGTTTATTTCTTTGATAGTACAGCTAAGAAAGTAGATTTTGGTAACAAAGAACCTCTAGACATTCTAGATACATATATGCCTCAAGGTGGTGCTACATATTTCCATACACCAATGCAGTTACTAACTGAAACTTCTACTAAGGTAGATAAAGTAGTTATGTTATCTGATATGCAATTATATGGTGGATGGATGAATAAGGCAGAAACTTTTGATAAGTACTGGATGGAATATAAAACTAAAGTAGCTCCAAATGTCAAGATGTTATTCTGGAACCTAGAAGGATATGCAGGTGGAACACCATTAGAACTTAAAGATAATATCTTATTTGCAAATGGATTTTCAGATAAGTTATTAGCTATCATTCCTAGAATGTGGTCAAATAAAGATGCGCTTGTGGACGAAATTGAAGCAATTAAATTATAATTGTTGACTTGTTTCCCGTTTCTTGATATAATATATTTTAAGAAATCGGGGAAAGATAATTATTATGAGTTGTTTATATAGTGATAATGAGGGTGTTTGTTATTTTTATGATAAGGATGAATATGGACTTATCAAGAATGTGATTGACACTGATTATGGTTTTGTAGAAGCAGGTATCTGTGTAGTTGATGAAGATCCAGACCCTATGCTTACTTGTAGTTCTTATGAACCAGTAGATCCAAGTGAAGACGAAGAATAATGGGGTTGTGGTGAAATAGGCAAACACACCTGACTTAAAATCAGACGGGGAAACCCTTGCGGGTTCGATTCCCGCCTTCCCTACCAAACAATTAAATTAAAGAGAGATTAAAATGCCAAAGATGCGTAAACGTACTAAGAAAGGTCAAGTAGTAAAGAAAGAAAATGTTAAGCGTAAGTTCCGTATCGGTACACGTAAGAGTGGTTTAGCAGCTGAACAGATGTCTACAACTGATTTAATTGCGGTTTTGGCAAATGAAAGTAAGACTAAATACCATAAAAATGCGGCAATCGTATTACGAACTCGACCTATCAGCATTTAAAAAATAAATGTTGACAATTTGAATAAACATTGATATAATATCATTTCAAATTGAGAAATAAAAGAATTTGAGAAATAACTAAATATATGGATTGCAGTTAACCCTTATCAGGCTGTAAAGGGTCGAGATACCTAGGATACCAAATCTCGTTTATTTAGTAGTTTCTCTAAAAGAGGCAAGAATCTTTGTATGAAGATTCAGTAGGTCAGCGGAGAGTGGGGCTGGGCGTACAAATGTATTAAAAAATGTTATCTCATTCAGGCGAAAATGGTTCGACTAGACAAATTAGTAAACTGAATTGTAAACCAAATAACAAGTTGAAGTTAGCACATAAGCCGAGCTAGTCCTTAAGTTAAAGCAACTTTCAACCACTGTTCCTAAAACATCCTCGGATAGGGGTGACAACAATATCCTAATGTAGTAGGAGTGTCGACGCAAATACTAATAAACTTGAGATAATATTTTTTAATACATTGTAATTCGTATAGAGGATAAAATACTAAACTGTATATGAAGTTAGTAAACGAAAGGTTTCTACCTGAACCGGTAAGTTTGTTTTAGTATACTAAACTGAAAGTCGGACGTAGAGAATCATCAGGTATTGATGAATATAATACCCGTTTAATGTTACGCTTTGCAAGGTGTGGTTAAATGTACTTATCAATGTATTTCCAAATTAAGGTTGTGTAGTTATCTATGGATGATTCGCAGATTGTAATCCTGTTCCGAAAGGCAGCGTAGGTTCGATTCCTACCACAACCACCAAGTTCTCCTTTAGTTAGGAAAAACGTAAATACTACCTCCGTAATATTTACAGGGTGCTTTCCCACTACTCCACCTTAACAGAGTTTGGGGCTTTTAAATATAAGTATAAGAGACGATTCTTTTTTCAAGAAGGATATATTAATAGCAAGTATATAAACGACTCTAGAGGAAGTTTAGTGAGCTTATATTATACATATAAATAGCGCAAATTAAAGTATAGTAACCCGTGTTCGGATGTGGGTGATGATTGGGTGTGAATCCCGTTAATTTTATGCTTATATTTAAAAGTAAAGTAGTATCATTGCCCGGTGCCGTACACATCTAATGAAATCGAAGTGGTATTATGAAGCAGATACTGACTACTTTATTTTTAGCTTTTAATTATATATTTAGTATCCTTGTATGCGCGCGCATTATGGAACATCGAAGTGAAAGAAACATGGGATTGCATCTTTTGACTAAGTATATAATTAAAAGTTTTAAGCGGGTAAGCTGAAAGGACAGACCACAGGCTTCCAACCTGTTGTGCGGGATTTCGAGCATCCCTATCCGCTCCAATTTATATAAGTCTCGACTAGTACGAAGTCACTTCCCAATAGGGATAGAAACGGTGTGTGGAAATCCACCGACTTATGCCAATTTATTGTCGTGTTTAGCCCACTTCGCGAATGGGTCAATAGTATAAAATGCAGGTGAGACGCCTGCCACGACAGCCAATTTATGATTATAATGTGAGTTACTTATAGTAGCGAGATAGACGGGTAATCTGGTTCGATTCCAGTTATAATCACCAAACAATGGTTAGTAAGCTTAGATGGTCGAAGCGTCTGCCTCTAAAACAGAATAGCTGGGCTCGTTTCCCAGACTAACCACCATCACCATATTTAAGGAGAAACAAAATGAAGAGTACTGAAACAATATAGACTCATGATCCACCTTGGGATATTGTATTAACTATAACAATTAAATCAATATACTACAAGGAGAATTAAAATGAAAACAGAACAAGAAAAGAAGTTGTACAGAGATATTAAAGGTGCATGGGCACGCTCAGTAAACAACAAAGATAACATGCCATATAAAGATACATATGGTACAAAATATGATGGAAAGCTAAATGCTTCGCATTTTCTAGTATATAATATTATTAGAGGCTTTCCAACATCACGCGGGTTTGAACCGTTAGGAATAGGATATGAAGAAGCTTGCAAAAAATTAGACTTTTGCTTAAAATTCGGTAGAGAAGAAAAGCTTTTATTTCCATTTGATAATTTAGTGACCGGAAACATGTTAAAGGAGTTAATAAAATGACCCCGTACATGTATATAGTTGTTAGAACCGACATAAAAAAAGAATTCCAATTAGTTCAAGCTTGTCACGCTGCTGTAGAGGCAGGGTTCACGTTTGATAGACCAGATGATATCGTACATTTAGTAGTATTACAAGTAGCTAGTAAGCAGGAACTTTCCGAGGTTTCCCTTCAATTATATAACGAGTCAATTCCCTATGAGGAATTTACCGAATCTTGGGGAAACATGGGAGTAACGGCTCTAGCAACTAAACCAATTACTAAACGTCAAGAAGGGATACTGCGAAAGCTATCCCTTCTTACTTATTAAGTCTCGTTCATCTAATGGTAGGATATCAGGTTTTCAACCTGAGTACAGGGGATCAATACCCCTACGAGACACCAATTTCCGCACTTATGGGCATCAGCTCCATAAGTATGAAGCCTCACGTAAAACTGAGGCTTTTTTAGCTCTGTGGCGCAGAATGGTAATGCACCTGACTTTGAATCAGGGTATTTTGTTGGTTCGAATCCAACCAGAGCTTCCAAATTATATGTCCCACGCAACTGGATGCAATCTTGACTACGAATTAGGATGTTCTAGGTTCGAATCCTAGGTGGGGCTCCAAACAATGATGTGGTATCTGTCTGCAGCAGGGGATTGGCTGGTTGCCTATGTATACCCCTAGGTTCAATTCCTATACCGTGTCCCAAACAATGGAAGGTGCTGCTAAAAGGATGGCGACTAGGTTTGAACCCTAGAGTGACGGCAACGTTAGGGGTTCGACTCCTCCACCTTCTTCCAAATTGTAACTAAAAAATTTTAACTCGGCGCCAAACCACCGAGAAATATTATGGTATAGTAGCTAACAGGTAAAGCAACATCTTCATAAGGTGCGAAATGAGAGTTCAATTCTCTCCTATACTACCAAATAGGAAAATGTATGATATGTCCCGTATGTGACATGGGGATATTAGAACCCTTACTAGATGAAAATGGCTATAGGTATAATATTTGTGATAGCTGTGGTTCAGAGCTAATAACACCTAAAGATTCAAGATATAATAAAGCGAGAAGAGCAGTAAATATAAATAAGGAAGATTGACTGAATGGTAAAGTGCTGGGTTGCTAACCCAAGGCCACCGAAAGGTGAAATAGGTTCAATTCCTATATCTTCCACCAAACAAGGATAAGTATGTTAGAAAAAATCAAATCAAATCTAGGCTTCACACTAAACTTAGTAAGTCTAATAGCAACTGCCTTCGCAGTACTGATCTATTTGCAAACTACATTTGTACAGGCATCTGAGTTCACTAAGTTTAAGGTAGATGCATGGGAAGATGAAGTATACAAACTAGCTATTAAAGAAAACAGACTTGCAAATGTTGGTAAAAAATTAAAGCCAGAAGAAAAAGCATATTTAGAATTATTAAAAGCCAGACTACAAGCAATTAAAAAATAGTAGTTGACTTCGCAACAATAATTGGGTATAATACGTTTATGAAATCAGAAAAGCCAAAGATTATAGAAATGTTTGATAAGTTACCAAAGGTAATTACTAGTTGCGAAAATATCTTCCAACTTATTGTAGCACAGAAATATGCACACTTAGCATATAAAAAGTTTAACCAATCTAAAGTATTACGTGGATTTGGTAATCAATTATTAAGAGATAAACACGAGAAATTAAAGAATGGTAATAGATAAGTTGATATTAATGGAAAAAACCATTAAAGTAATTGCTACCAGCACAACAAAAGAGCAAAGAAATGTAGCTATTAGATATTACTTCAGAGCTGCACGCCTAGCAAATTTTACAGAACTAGACTTTTCATATATACTACAAAGAGTAAAAGATAGTGACCAATAAAAAAGAAAGAAAAGAATATATAGGTAATGATACCGAATTACTATTGAGACTCGCTGATTTAGCGGTTTCAAAGATAGAGCTAATGTTAGATTGGCAAGATTATAACAGAAAGAATAATAATGAATTATCATGGAAAAAATATAATGCTCCTGTGGTGAAATAGGTAGACACGCTAGATTTAGAATCTAGTGCAGAGATGCGTGAAGGTTCGATTCCTTTCAGGAGTACCAAACAATTTGGGGATATAGTGCTAACGGGAACACACCGCGCTTGCAACGCGGAAATCTGAGTTCGATTCTCAGTTTCTCCACCAAATATTAATACACAGCGAAACTAGGTAAACCAGACCAAAGCTAGGAACAGTTGCAGTAAGTCGCTGGGGATTTTCGAAAGGTTAGGTAGCTCAAATTACGTAAGAGTCTAATCAAGATTTCCCTAATACCAAGGATGGTCTTGTGTTATTTGATATGTATTTAAGTTAAAAAGCCACACCTTGCGGTAGGTTCTTAAGTACATATCAAATTTCAACAATGCTGGGTAGGCCGATTGGCGAGGCGTTAGTTTTACATACTAATAGTACACGGTTCGATTCCGTGATCCAGTACCAACTTAAGAGAATAGTACAATGTTAATCAGACCAGTATCAGACCTCCATTTAGAATTTAGTTATGGAAATATGCGTCTGAATGAATTACCTACAGATAAAGACACAGTTCTTATCTTAGCAGGTGATATTGGCTTAGCTAGTAAGCCACATACTTATATGGATTTTTTTCATGACAAAGCTAATAGATTCCGTGATGTTATTTATATTATGGGTAATCATGAACATTATAAAGGTAGTTTTTCTTGCTCTAAAGGTAGAGTTAAAGACAATCTTGCTGAGTTTGTTAATGTTCATGTAATGGAAAAAGAATCCTTAGTTATAGATGATACTGTATTTATTGCAGCAACTCTATGGACAAGTATGAATAACCATGATATTTTGTGTATGGAACAGTCTAGACTTACTATGAATGATTATACAACTATTAGACACGGAACATCTGCAGAACCTTGGAAACGCAAATTAAAACCAATAGATACTGTAGAAGATCATTTAAATGCGAAACACTATATTTTTGAAGAAATTAAAAAACATAAAGATAAAAAAGTAGTAGTTATTAGTCATCATGCTCCTAGTTTTAAATCTGTACCTGAAGAATTTAAAGGGGATACTATTAATGGTGCTTATGCTTCAGAATTATTTGAGGACATTATGGAACATAATCCTGATATCTGGATTCACGGCCATACGCATAATAGCTTTAATTATATGGTTGGGGATACTAATATTATCTGCAATCCTAGAGGCTATCACACAGAAAGTGGACAATACTTAAACTTAACCTTTAATGAGGAGCTTGTAATAAATGTCTAAATTATTATATATTGTTAAATTTTGTACTAAGAATCAGCTTTTTGAATCTAAGACTGAAGAATATTTTTATAGTAAAGATAAAGCAGATGCATTAGTTGATAAGTATAGATCTGATGATTATCATTGGGCAATTTTACATACAATACAACCTGAGGAATAAAAATGAAAGAACGTAAAGATTATATGACAAATACACAAAAGGTTGCAATGGGCAACTTACCGAGAACTCATGCAAATTGTAAATTACATACAAAAGTAATGAGACCGGGAAAAACAGCTAAAGATAGAGCTAATGGCGGTCATTAAAGAACTATAGCAAGGTCGAGAAGTCTGGTCATCTCATGGGGCTCATAACCCTAATCGCCTAACAGCGTTCGCAGGTTCGAATCCTGCCTTTGCTTCCAGTTAAAGAAGTCACTCACACCACGCAATTAGAGCGGAAATGTCAAACTTCTATAAATTATTCCTTACGGGCCCTCTTGGTGGGGGCATACGGCTGTTAACCGTAACGCGTCCTGTTCGAATCGGGAGTAAGGAGCCAATCAATGCCATGTGTTCTGGGAACTAGAGAGCCTCCAAAACTCTTCATCGCAGGGTTCGACTCCCTGTCGTGGTGCCAACTTAAATAGTACTAAGTATGTCTAACATTAAAGAAACAATAGAATATTTAAAAGGTACTTGTAATACACTAGATGATGAAGATTTCACTATAGAAGAATTAACATTATTAGATGATGAAATTTTTCTTTGTGATATTTGTAACTGGTGGTGTGAAGTATGTGAAATGTCTGAAACAGACCATGCAGTCTGTACAGACTGTGAATAATCTGGATGTAATGTACTGGCTGCATCCGAGCCTTGGAAGCTCGTAGAGTGAGTTCGATTCTCACCTTCCAGACCAAACAATAGTTAGTTATGGTAGTATGGGCTTCATGAGCCCAGCCAAGTGCACTTGGTTTGTAGGTTCGAATCCTACGCTAACGACCAATTTAAGGGATTGTAGCACAACTGGTAGTGCAGTGGATTGTCTATCCGAAGGTTGCGAGTTCGAATCTCGTCATTCCCGCCAAATAATGTACCTGTGGCTGAATGATTAGGCGGCGGATTGCAAATGCGCACAATGCAGGTTTGAATCCTGTCAGGTATTCCACTATGAAAATATTACTTATAAGCTTTATTTTATTAATTAGTTGTTCAGATAGCAATGTTGAACATACAGTATCTCAGCAATGCGGCGATGCTAGCCTTAATACCTACACCTTATCTTGGGACAATGTTTTAGATAGTGACTTAAAAGCATACAAAGTATATTATAAACTAAAAGACAATACACAATTAACTAAAACTAATAGTAATTACTCTAGCGAACTAACAACAAATACATGGTTTATAGACCCAATAGAATTGAGTTTATCAATCTGTGATAAAGTAGAGTTTGGTGTAGTTGCTATAGGTAACACTAAAAGTGAATCCATACTATCTAGTACACTAGTAATAATAATAGATTAAAACAAAGGACTGTAATATGAAAGATTTAGAACAACTAGAAAGAGACGCTATTAAGGAAAAAGAAACATTAGAGAATAAAGCATTAGAATTATTTATTAAAGACTTTATAGTTCAAGATTTAGAACAAATAGAACAAGCTGAAAATAAGTTAGATAGCTTAAAGAAGAAAAAAGATGCTAAAGATTTAGATTTTTATAAGCGCGAATTTAATAAAAGTGATATGCGCTCGGGTAGTTGTAGTACATATAAAGAGAACTATATAACTAAAGTTAAATAATAATGTGGCGATGGCTCAATGGTAGAGCGTCGAGTTGTGACCTCGAAGGCAAGGGTTCGATTCCCTACGTCACCCCAAATACAGCGAAACGGCTTAGCGGCCTTGTTAGGGCTCACTCCCTAACTAGCTATTAATATTAGTGAGGATATAATGAATATAGAAGAAGATAAGCTAGAAAAAATAAATGAGTATTTGAAAATATTTGTAGATATAGAAGTATTAAATAAATGTTCAAAATTAGAAGAGTATAAGAAAGCATTAGTATTAGGCACGTATAGAAAAGCAAATATAAGTACAGTAACGTATGCAAAGTATAATAGATTACTATGCCCTGATAAAGGAAAGAATGATCACCCACTGGGGTATATCCTAGATGTTTTAGGGTACAAGTACTGTGCTCAATGTAAAGAAATAAAGCGTGTACCTAAATTTAGTAAAAATAAAACAAGGAATTATGGGTTACACCCGCAATGTAAACCTTGCGATTATGCTAATACTTTGAGAACTCAAAAACATAGGCAAGCTAAATATAAAGCAGCCAAGCTTAAAAGAACACCTAAATGGGCTGATTTGTTAAAAATAAAAGACATATATAATAAATGTCCTAAAGGCTATCACGTAGATCATGAAATACCTCTACAAGGTAAGCTAGTTAGTGGTTTGCATGTTGAAAGTAATCTGCAATATTTAACAGCTACAGAAAATATAAAGAAAGGTAATAGATATACCCCGGTAACTTAAAGGCTAAGTGCTGAGCTGATAACTCAGTGTCATGCTGGTTCGAATCCAGCTCGGGGTACCAAATAAAAAGGAAACATATGTCTACAGAAATACAAGATAGAGTCATGGATATATGTGTTGCGTATGAAGAAGGCTACGCAGTAGGAGAACAAAACATGAGTTCCACTTTTAATATTTACCCGCATGAAACGGAGAAGTATTATGCTTGGTATTATGGACACACAAATTCATTAACAAACCAGATGTTAGCTCCTAAAGAAATAACATTCGAATTAGAATAAGGAAATGTAGCTCCAATGGTAGAGCGATTGGTTGAAGCCCAGTGCGTTGTAGGTTCGAGTCCTACCATTTCCACCAAATTAGAGGTTATATGATTAAATATTTATTAGTATTTTTAGCACTAACAAGCAACGCAGTTGCATTAGAGTACATTGAAGAAGAGATCAAATGTTTAGCAGATAATATATATTTTGAAGCTAGAAATGAATCCATCAAAGGCCAAGTAGCTGTAGCCTTAGTAACCATTAATAGAGTTAAATCTAAACATTACCCAGATAATATCTGTGATGTAGTATGGGAACACAAGCAATTTTCATGGACATTAGATGGTAAATCAGATACACCTAGAGAAGGTAAGGCATATAATAGGTCTGTATTAGTAGCTACTATATTACTTAATTCTATGTATATAAATGATGATTTTCATGATTTCACAGAAGGTGCAACACATTACCATGCAAATTATGTTAGACCTTATTGGGCACACAATATGAAATATATTGCATCTATTGATAACCATATATTTTATAAATTTAAAAAATAGTTGTTGACTTCGCAACTATGATTTGATATAATATATTTTCAAATCGAGAAACAAAACATTTTCGGAACACTAACTCAATTGGCAGAGTACTCGGCTTTTAACCGATAGGTTCCCAGTTCAAATCTGGGGTGTTCCACCAAACAACTTAAGAGTAAATACTTATGATAGAAACGATAGGCTGGCTAGGTAGCTTCTTCTTTGCAATTTGTGGTTTTCCACAAGCATGGACAAGTTACAAAGCTAAGAACTCAGATGGGATTTCCCAAGGGTTCTTATGGTTATGGATTCTAGGTGAGGTATTTACTCTTTTTTACGTTATGGCTCAGGATACTATTTTAGTACCCCTCATTGCAAATTATTTGGTTAATTTGTTATCTTTGGTAGTAATAGTATATTATAAGTATAACGCAACACCTCAATTAATTAATGGAAAAAACCACTGGATAACTAATGACTGAAGAAAGATATAAAGAATGTCAGAAAGGGATGTTACAACTAACTCAAGAAGAAATTGATGAAGGTTGGCATTATTGTATTAGTGAGTGGGATGGTATGCTTTGCCTACCCACATGGGAAGAAGCTAAAGTATGTGGCTGTGAGGTAAAAATTAAATGATTAGTAAGAATAGTGTAATGAGTAAACCTTATTCAAAAGGCATTAAAGAAGATTTAGCCCCTTATTTAGTTAATGTAGTAGAAACCAACGAACCAAAAAATAAATTTAGGTATGTATTTAATATAAGTTGTGCTTCAGCTTCTATAATTACTCAATTTGATAACCTAACAAGAAATTTAAAATGCTGGAGGAAATTATCTAAATATGAAATTGTTTGGTTAACAAATTCAACATTTTTAAAAGAAATGTATGAAAAAAGGGTTGTAGGTGGTTCACGTAGAAGTGCACAAATAGACTTATCAAACCCCTGTATGGAAATACACAATAGAGAAACACCTGAAGATATTCATTACCAAGGGATACATTCATTATCATTTAGTGTATCGAGTTTAGATACAAAAGATAAAATACAGAATGGTGGTTGGAGTAATACCAATATGCTATCTAATAAAGATGATACAATAACTTTCAGTTATGATTATGACACAAACAATAAGGAAAAAGAAATGAACGATAAATTTAAAGTAGTATTTAGTATTGATATTAATGTTAATGGTAAGGATTATAAATTAACAGACCCTATTAAGTCTGAAGATGCATTACCTGTAATATTACAACTTGGTAAACGAGCTAAAGTTCTAAATGAACGAAAAGAACTATTAGTAGATGCTGTTGAGAACTTAGGAAGTATTTCAAGTGTAACTGAAGTACTAGATAATGAATTAGAAGAACTTCAAGAGCTTTTAAAGCATATTAATGATAATATCGAAGATATTGATTAATATTATTGTATGAAATTAATGATAGAATTATAAGACGGCGGTTCGATTCCGCCCTCTTCCAATACGACGGGAGAGTACTGGCTTCGATTGTAGTTGGATAATTAATGGACAATACGTTATCAGACGTAATCTGGTAAAATATAATTGCAAACGATGAAACTTTCGCAATAGCTGCTTAGTAGTAGCTGGGGTATGGGTTACCTTGCAACAGAACAACCCACTAATTAAAAGGAGATTATATGAAATATTTACTATTATCAGGATTATTACTATTAACAGGGTGTAGTGATGGAATATTTACAACTACTACTACCAATACATTAATTACACCTGACCACAACTATGAAATTGATACATGGGGCAGTAATTCAGAGGTATATGAATTTACACCTAAAAGCAATTTGCAAAAGTCATGTATTTTTGTAATGCTAGACTCAGGCAAAGCTATGGGACTACAATGCTTTGATAAGCAGAAATGAGTAAAATAACACTACTAAGAGCAAAAGAAATATTAGAGAGTATTACACTAATAGATGTCTTCGCATCATTAGTTTCTAATACATTATTAGAAGATAAAGTTATCTTACAAACACAACTTAACTTAACTAATAAAATATATCAAGCTGAGAATCATTTTTGTATTAATGATATTAAAAATCAAGTTAATTTGTTAAGGTTAAAACAAGAATATTACCATCCAGCTAATATATTATTCTACTATAAAGATGATATAACTCAAGAAGTTAAAGATAGTAATAAAGATATATATAATGAAATTACAATTAATATAGATTTATTAGAGAGTAAAATTAAAGATATGTCTAAAGATATATACATAGAGGCAGATTAGTGAAAATAAGACCAATGAGAAATAGATTATTAGTTAAACTTAGTGAAATGATTACTAAGACGCAGGGAGGAATCTTGCTCCCAGAAGAAAAGAGGCCAACCACTGGAACAGTAATTGAAGCTGGAATAGATGATTTAGGTGAAATTTTAAATAAAGGTGATGTAATATTATTTGGTAAATATGCAGGAACACCTATTAAGTTAGAAAATGAAGATTTTGTGATGATGTCCTACACAGACATTATAGCAGTTGTTGAAACAACAGATGAAAAATAGATGTTGACTTTATAAGTTAACATTGATATAATATGTTTTTAAAAATTAATATAAGAAGGAGAAATATTTATGGCTAGTGAATGGACAGATGAATTAAAACAACAAGTAGTGGAAGATTACGAAGCAGCTAATCCTACACCTGATACAAGTACAGAGATAGTGAAGAAAATTGCAGAAAATATTGACATGACTGTAAATGGAGTTCGCTCAGTTCTAGTACGTGCTAAAGTTTATATTAAAAAGACACCTGCAACGGGTAAGTCAAGTGATACTAAGTCTACAAGTACACGAGTAAACAAAGCAGATGCTATTGCAGCATTGAAAGAAATCATATCAAACAACAGTCTGGATGTACAAGACGACATTCTAGATAAACTTACTGGTAAAGCAGCAGTTTATTTTACAGGACTTTTCGAGGGCTTAACTTCTAAGGAATCCTAAAATGGCTCGTATCCGCAAAAAATCTACAGAACAACTTTCCGAACAAAATTTAGAAAAAGTAATTGCTTTATTAGAGCAAGAAAAACCAATAACTAAAAAAGATGCTTGTGCAATGTTAAGTATAGCGTATAATACCACTAGACTTAATAAAATAGTACTAGAACATAAAGCTAACCTTAAGCAAAGGGCAGAGTTACGAAAGAAATTCCGAAACAAACCACTAGATAAATCTGATTTAAATTTAATTGTGTCTTCTTACTTAGAGGGCGTAAGTTTAACAGATATTGCGGATAATATCTTTAGAAGTATAGCACTAATTAAACGTGTACTAATTAAGTACAATATTCCATTACGTGATTCTAATATAGATTACTGGCATCCTGCAGAAATTTCTGAGGATGCCATGATGGATGATTATATCAAGGATGATTTAGTCTTCTCTGCTAGGTACAACCAACCGGCTTGTATTATGAAAAAGATTAAAGATGAAGTATATAGAATCTGGTTATATAAAGATCAGCAATTTGCAATTCAACCATTTTATGAGTTAGCAGATTTACGACATGTACAAAATGAATTGGATGTACATATAGAAGACTTCCCCGCAGAAGAGATTAAGCAATTAATTTACACTGCACTTACAAATGCAAAGAGAAAGAAAAAATGAATATAATTAGAAACACATGGCACTACAAATTATTTGAATTTGCTATGAAACATGAAAAACTCCAAGAAACAGTATGTTCCTATTTACGTGGAGTAACCTTTGGAGTATTAAAAGTATTATTAATAGCATTAGCTGTATCTACAGTTATATTTAGTATGATTAATATATTAGTACATGTATTAACAGGAGCACTACTTGTAATTGCTATGTTCCCTGAAGTAATAGCAGTAGTTATCACATTAGTAGGAATACTTAGTTGGTTTGCTGCATTAATCTTTGGGATTATATTTTTTGTTAAGTATTTAAATACTAAAGAACCAGTAGTATTAGCTTTTAATAGCACTACACATAGTGTTGCTTCAGGTATTATTAATACCTATAATAAAATCCCTAAAGTTAAAGAGGGGTCTTTCTTAGATATTTTATGGGTTAGAATTAAAAATCAACACGACAAAATCTGTACACTTGTAACATTTACAAAGGACTAAAAGAAATGAACAAATTTCATATCTTAAACTTCATGAGAAAAAATGGTGATAGTGTTGTTATGCTACCCGATAATGAAGGAATTTTAGCAACTACAGACTTCTCCACTAAGTATATTAGAGATAAGAAGTATGGTAGATTTGTTATTAAGAAAAATCAAGTTTTAGTATTTTCTTGGACTGATGATAAGTTTAGAAACTTAGAAGTCGAGGATATTAAAAACATTAAATCACTTAATTCAATTTTAAGGAATGTAAGAGATGAAGGGTAAGCGCACAGGAAAAGCTTTTAAAGCGTATTATAAAAATTATGACTGGGATTTTAATGTTGCACAACGACTAGAAAGGCACATCAAAAATCAACCAGAGGATGAAGTAGCCAAGCAAGCATTAAACCGTTTAAAGAGTGGCAAAAAGAAATATACTAGAAATAGGAAATCAGATGGCCATATCTGTAAGGTAGCACCTAGTATAGCAATCACCACCTCTCGTGGTGATGATAGACCTACAATCATAGACCAAATGGTAAATATAGGATTCAAATATCGTGGAAGAAATAAGAAAACTACTAGACAGGGCAAATCACGCGTACGATAATGGAAACCCATTTATGTCCGATGCAGTATTTGATTCTTTATGTGAGAAGTACAACTACAATGATTTTGGTTCTGAACCAGAGGTGAAGGCGAAGCATCTATTTAAGATGTATAGCCTTCAAAAAGTGTTTGATAGCGACCCAGAACCTTCAACAATGCAAGGAATAGCAATAGTTACCCCCAAGCTAGATGGAGCAGCCATTAGTCTAACTTACGTTGAAGGAACTCTAGTGAAAGGAATCACTAGGGGTAGGGACGGTATCGAAGGTGAGAATATTACAGAAAATATTTATCATCTAGTACCTAATACTGTGAGTATTAAAGGTACAGTACAGATTACTGGCGAAGTAGTCTGTGACAAGAATATTGAAAATGCTCGTAATTATGCAGCAGGATCTTTAAGATTAAAAAATCCAAATGAATTCAAAGAAAGAGTAAAACAATTAAACTTTATAGCTTATGGGCTTCAACCCTATTGCCGTGATACATTTACTAAGGACATGCAATTATTAGAGGATAATAGATTTTTTACAGTATTTGCAAATGATCTAGAAGACCAATATAGGACTGATGGTGAAGTATATAGGTTAGATAATAATGACTTATTTAGTTCTTTAGGTTATACTGCGAAACACCCTAGAGGTGCGTATGCTAGGAAACAGAAATCAGATGTAGCTATTGAAGAAACAGTATTACTAGAGGTTATTTGGCAAGTGGGTAGAACAGGACAAGTAACTCCTGTAGCTATTTTTGAAGAGATAGTTATAGATGATGCTAAGATAACTAGAGCAACATTGCATAATGTTGGGTTTATAGAAGAAATGGGATTAGAGCTTGGAGATACAATTCTAGTTACTAGAGCTGGTGGTATAATACCAAAAGTATTAGGGAGAGCATAATGGAAGGGTTACAAATGAAATATTTTGTGTTAAGTCCCAACAAGGATGATGCTTATGGACAAGCAAGCAGGGAAGCACTATTATCTTATGCTAGTGCTATTGAAGGAACTAATCCCACGTTAACATCAGATTTAAGGCGATGGGTACATATAGCAGCCTCAGATATTGAAAAGAGTAAATAAATTTAACCTCGCGCCAACCACACCAACATTTACATAAATTAATATTACGTGTTAGCATACGAAAAATATTACTTGACATTTTAGTTAAAAGTGAGTATAATACATATCAAATGAAAATAGAAATTATAAAAGAATGTCCCGTATGTAGTTCAAAACTAATAAGGGTTAATGACCAATTATTTTGTAAAAATACTCTATGTGATGCAAAAGTATTTAAAAGTATTATACATTTTGTAAAGGCATTAAAGATTAAAGGATTGGGCGAAAAAACTATTGAAAAATTGGATTTAGATAGTATCAATTCAATTTATAATTTATCAAATGAATTAATAAAATCCACTCTTGGTGACAAAGTAGGAACTAAATTAATTTCCGAGATAGAAAAAAGTAAGAATACCACAGTTGATAAATATATAACTGGTTTTGGTATACCCCTAGTGGGAAAAACTGCCTCTGAGAAACTTGCACAGCATACGTCAGATATTTGGAATATTGACGCTAATGTTTGTAGTTTAGCAGGATTAGGCGAAAAAGCAACTAATAATCTATTAGATTGGATATTGCACAATGAAGATAGATATAAAAACTTACCTATTAAAACATTGGAAGTATCACCTCAAACTCAAACTGAAACTACACTTAAAATATGTGTAACAGGGAAGTTAAATGATTTTACCTCTAGGGAAAAGGCAAAGACATATCTTAAAGATTATGGAATACAAGTAGTAAGTAGTGTAAGTAGTAATATTGATTATTTAGTTTGTGATGTAGAAGGCAGTAGTTCATCTAGTGTCAAGAAAGCAAAGAAACTAGATATTGAAGTGATTACTATGAATAATTTATTAAAATTAATTTAAAGGAGATTTAAATGAGTAATAACGTACCTAAGTGGAACGAAGAAAGAGAAGCAACATTAACAGCAATCGTTGGTTCAACAAGCCCAGTAACAGCAGAAGTAGTAACTTCAGCAGCAGAAAAATTAGAAACTACTACACGTTCAGTAGCATCTAAACTACGTAAAATGGGTTTTGAAGTAGACTCTATGAGTAAAAATAGTTCTAAGAACTATACAGAAGCTCAAGAAGCTGAATTAAGTGACTTCTTAAACAAGCATGATGGTCAATATACCTATGCAGAAGTTGCAGCAGCAGTATTTAGTGGAGCTTTCTCTACTAAGCAAATCCAAGGAAAAATTCTTTCTATGGAATTAACTTCTAAAGTTAAACCAACTCCTAAAGCAGAAGTTGTTAAGACTTATTCTGATGCAGAAGAAGCTAAGCTATTAGCATTGCTTTCATCTGGTGACATGTTCATCGAAGACATCGCAGAAAAGATGGATCGTGCTGTAAATTCTGTACGTGGTAAAATTCTTTCTATGAGTCGTACTAATGATAGCATCTCTATCCCTAAGCAAAAGAACTACAAGTCTAAAGACGCTGTAGATCCTATTGAAGCTTTAGGTGATATTTCAGATACAACTGTTGAAGATATTGCAGAAGCAATTGAAAAGACTGTACGTGGTGTAAAAACTATGTTAACACATCGTGGTTTAACTTGTAAGAACTATGATGGTGCTAAGCGCGCTGAGAAATTAGCAACTGCTAAAGCAGGCTAATTAGCCCCTTATTAAACACTAGGTATTAAGTTGCCTAGTGTTTTTTATTCTTTAAATTTAATCAAAAATAAAAGGTGCATTAATGTGTCAGATGTTGCAGGAATTGTATTACACAATGTTTTAAAAAATCCTGAAAGCTCTATTGAAATCTGGCCTAGACTTAAAATTCACTTTTTCAACTCAGACTATGAAGAAATCTTTAGGTCTATAAATAAATATTATAATAAATATAATAACCTACCAACCTTTGAGGATCTAAAAGTAACTCTTAGGGAACAATCTATTATTCAAAAGATAGTAGCACTTGAACTTTTAGATGTTTCAGATGATATAGATAATATTATTGCTACAGAAGCATTAACCGATCAATATACACAAGACGAAACATTAAACCAATTATCTAAATTTATAGATAATATACCATCATATGATACTGTGGAAGTTAAAGAAGAATTAGCTAACATTTTATTAGATTTAGAACAAAAGACAGAGACCTCTGAAGAGATTTTCCTAATGAATGATATATTCGTTATAGATAACGAGGAAAAACACAGCAGAGTACCTTTAGGATTAAACAACACGTTTGATGCATTAACAGGAGGCCTATCTTTAACTGAATTAATAATGATAGGTGGTCATAGAGGCTCAGGAAAGACAGTTGCCGCATGTAACATTGCAGTTAATCAGTATAACCAAGGTAACGTAGGTCTATTCTTCTCGATAGAAATGAGATATAGAGAAATATTTAATAGATTTATCTCAATATTATCAGATGTTGATAATAACAAATTAAGGAATACGCGGTGTGATCCTAATGATTACATGAAAATAGCTAATTCCAGAAGTGATATGTTCACTGATAGTGAAGAAGTATTACAAGATTTCATACAACATAGAGATTATGAAAAATTTGAAAAGGACTTAGTTAAGTCCAAAAAGTTAAAACCAGACAACCAACTTATAATTGTAGATAATCAATCATTAACAATGGCAGATATAGACTTAAATATAACTAAGTTTAAAATGCAATTTGGTGATAAGCTGAAAGTAGTTGTAGTAGACTATGTAAACCAAATACAAACACCAGATATATTTGACTGGAAAAATCAAATCTCAATGTCAAAGGGTCTTAAGACCTTAGCTAGAAAGCATGATATTGTAATGATTACACCATATCAAACCGATACTACTGGAGAAGCTAGATTTGCTAAAGGTCTACTAGATGCCGCCGACGTTGCGGCAAACTTAGAAGCTAATGATGATTTTATTACATTTACAAGTACTAAAACTAGAAATATAGCCCCATTTCAATTCAATTCACCTATCAACTGGGATACGTTTTCATTATCACCAACAGATGCAGTAATTGAATCAGATGATGGAGAGGGTGTAAGTGATACACCCGTATAAAGGAATATAAAAATGTTTAATACCGAAAAGAAATTAAGAGAACGCATTGCAGTTCTTGAGAATCAAGTAGAGATACTAATTACAGAAAAAGATCAGGAACGCAATAAAAAGTTAAAAGAGTTAAAGACAGTTACTGAAAAACTAGAGTCTTTAGAAAAAGAAAAGAAAAATTTAAGAAACACCAATGAAGACTTAAAAGCTAGTAATACTAGAGAAGAAGAAAATATTCAGCATAAAGTTAAGATTGTTATGGAAAAGAATGAGTTTAATTTAGCAAAGAAAATACAAGAAGCTGAAAAAGCTAAAGATGTTGAAGTTGGCAAAATTAAAGATGAATATAGAAATAAACGTGAGAAACAACTAGAAGATCAAAGTGCAAATATGAAAGAAATGTACACTGACGTATTAGATAAGTTAACAAAAGTAACTGGTACACTCAGCCAACCACAACAGGTCGCAAATAATGGCAATCTCAATAAATAATTCATTCGGTTTTTCTAGTGTGGGCACTATTAGTGGTACTACTACTGCTACTACGTATATTATTAATGATCCCTATAATGATCTCTATAGTAATTATAATACTATGGCCTATCCTACTACTGCCCCATTAAACGAAAGTGTGGGTAGAGTTTTAACCTTTGAAGAGAAATTGCAGAAAGAAATTGATGATTGGCTACTTATATTTAAAGAGAATTAGAAATGGATGTTAGAAAGTTATTAGAGAGTAAGAATATTGAGTTTAGGTCTCAAGGAAGAGACTATATTACTAAATGCCTAAACCCTGAACATGAAGATAGTAACCCCTCTATGAGAATAGATAAGATATCAGGATTATATGGATGTTTTAGTTGTGGTTTTGGTGGTGATATATATGATTACTTTAGTATCAATAAAGAAAAGATAATTGATATTAAGATAAATGAAATCAAGGAAAAAATACAGAATTTGTTAGCACAGAAATCTATACCAATGCCACTAGATGCGATACCCTTTAAATCTGAGTTTAGAAACATAAAGGGTTCAACATTCGAGCAATTCGGTGCTTTCACCACGGAAAGCTTAAGAGGTATGGAAGGTAGAATTATATTCCCTATAAAAGATATACAGGGTGATATAATTGCTTTCCAAGGTAGATATATGTATTCGGACTTAGATCCTAAGTATAAATTCTACCCCGAACATACTACAGTACAGTTTCACCCATTAATACCTAAACCTATAAATAATAGTATTATTGTTGTTGAGGGTATATTTGATATGATTAATCTGTGGGATAAAGGATTACAAAATGTAGTAACATCCTTTGGAATCAATCTAGGTACTGTCAAAAACCACACAAAGCGTAGTAAAGTAGTAGATAAATTCTTACCTTTCAAATTGCAGGGCATTGATACTATATGGATTATGTATGATGGTGATGAAAGGGGTAAGATAGCAGCAGAGGGATTAAAAGAAACATTATCCAAATCTCAAAAATTTTTAGTTGATACCATTGACTTAAGTGATGGTTCTGACCCAGGTGAATTTACATTAGAAGAAGTTAAAAGCTTAAAGGAATATTTATATGGCGAATAATATTTGCATCGTTGAAAAGTACCCAACAAATTATAACTATGAGGCATTATTACCTTTTAGTTTTGATAGGTTATCTTTAGTAGATGAAAAAATGGATAAAGTACTAAAGAAAGATGTAACTTTAGATATTGATCTAGTTAGAGAAGAATATGAATATATTATTCTTATAGGTAAAGAACCTAGTAAAATGGTTGGAAAAATAACCTCCGTTATGGAGTACCAAGGATATTTACTAGATGATAAATTTTTAGCTTTAATGAACCCAGTTGCAGTATCACTAAGACCTTCATTAAAATCAGAATTTGATAAAGCTGTTAATGATATTATAATAACTATAAATGGTTTAGGCTCGGAAGTCGGAAATGATATAGAAATATTGGCATTAGAAGATGAAAGGAGTATACTAAAGTACTTGGATGAATTAATTAGCGACAACCCTGAATTCATCACAATGGATACGGAAACATCAGCATTATACCCTAGAGACGGTTATGTGCTAGGTATTTCTATATCCCATAAAGACGATCAGGGTGTTTATATGGATAGTCTTTATGTTACTGATATAGTAGCGGAAAAGTTACAGTACATATGTAATAAGTTTAAAGTTGTATTCCATAACGCTAAGTTTGATATTAAAATGTTATCTTACCATTTTGGATTAACCTTTCCAGATTGGGAAGATACTATGTTACTACACTTTAACTTAGATGAGAATAATCCACATGGTTTAAAATATTTAGCTATTAAGTATACTGATTTAGGTGACTATGATGCTGAACTAGAAAAATTTAAAACACAGTATTGTAAAGACCATAAGATTAAAAAAGCAGATTTTACTTATGACTTAATACCTTTTGAAGTTATGTACCCTTATGCAGCTAAAGATACTGCAGCTACATTTGCGTTATACAAAAAGTTTATACCTGCAGTAACAAAGAACCCTAGATTGTTAAAAGTATATAATGAGTTACTAATCAGAGGAACTAAATTCCTAATTGATGTGGAAGAGACAGGTATACCTGTAAATAAAAACCTAATAACACACCATATTTTTAGAATAAGTGACGAAATAAAAATATTAACAGAATCATTATATAAGCATGATGAGGTTAAAAAAGTAGAAGAAGCTAAAAAGGCTTTATTCAACGTTAATAGTACACATCATTTAAGAATGTTATTCTTTGATATACTTCAAATGCCTTGTTCTAAATTAACGGATACGGGTCAACCTAGTACAGATGCTGAAGTATTAGAAGAATTATCTGAAGCCCATCCCATTGCTAGCACAATAAATACAATTAAAAAACTAAAGAAAATAAAAGCTACATACCTTGAAAAAATGCTAGTAGGGTGTGATATGGATGGCAGATTAAGAACAGGATTCAACTTACATATTACAACGTCTGGAAGACTTAGTTCATCTGGTAAAATAAACGCACAGCAATTACCAAGAAAAGATAAAACTCCTAAGTTATGTATTGAAGCTAAGGAAGGATTCAGTATAGTAAGTCAAGATTTACGTACTGCTGAAATGTATATTGCTAGTATTTTATCTGGTGATAAAGTACTACAGAAGATATTTATAGATGGGGTTGATTATCACGGCTCAATGGCAGTAATGAAATTTGGTCTAACATGTACACCTAATGAGGTTGCTAAGTTATTTCCAGATTTGAGACAGGCTGCAAAGACAGTTTCATTTGAGATATTATATAAGTTAAACTACAGAGAACCTGCACTTGAAAAGTTCAAAAGACTAAAAAGATGGCTACAAGAGCAAGAAGAATGGATTAAAGCTAAAGGCTATATTTATTCAGGTTTTGGTAGAAAACGCAGAGTACCAGATGTATTCTCTCCAAATAGGAAAGAAGCACAACATCAAGTACGTAGTGCTATTAACTTTCTAGTTCAGAGTGTATCTAGTGACGTTAATCTACTGGCAGGTATTGATATGCAAGATTGGATCGTTGCAAATAATCACACTGAAAATATGAAGATATTTGGTTTAGTACATGACTCAATATTATCAGAAGTGAAAGATGAACATATAGATTTATACTTGGAAAAGTTAGCTTACTTTACACAAATGGATAGAGGTGTTTCAATACCAGGCCACCCTATAGGTTTAGATGTAGAAGTAGGTAAGAATTATGCTTTCCAATAGAGATTTTTCGGATATAGAGTTTCCCATATTCTCTATAACTTCAAGTTATAAACGAATATGGGACGAATTAAATGTCAAGTATATACAAACCGAAAGTGGTACATATATACTTGACAATATGAATCTACCTGGTGAAACATTAGGTGAACGTAGATTACATATAAAAACAGGTTTGCGGTACATTCCTCGAAAAGCATACTATAATATTACGCAGCTCATAAAAAGTAATAACAAGACGTATATCGACAGCACAGGATGTGTTTTTACTTACAAGAAAACAAGGATGGTTCCTTTAAAGTATTACAAAGTCATGGATGTAGTTAGCACGGAGGAGGGATGTACCCTTTTAATTAAAGGTATTAATTTTAAAATAAGAATGAATTGTAGAGAAGCTTACAATATTAATTATGTTGGTGTACTTGAGACAGATATGGGATATATCCTATATGATACAAGTGAAACTAAACTCAAGGACACACGTAGGAAAATATGAAAAAAGCCGTTATCAGTAACAGAATATATCTTAGCAGGACTAAAGAATTACACTTAGATCTTATGGAAGAGCTAACATATAGATTACCCCCTAAGAGACCTGGTGGTGAGTACGAGATAGTTACAGATGTTACTAGGATTAATAAAGATATATTAACAATTCCTTCTGGCAGGGTGGATTTAATACCAAAAGATTATGAAGTAGTAGATAAACGAGTTAAAGTACCTGCATTATTCCCTAAGTTTAAATTTACCTTAAGGGAGTCGCAGCAGGAGATATATGAAGATATTGATGATAATTGCATTATAGTAGCCAACCCTAGTTGGGGTAAAACTTTTATGGGTGTTGCTATAGCTACTAAACTAAAGCAGAAGACTTTAGTTATTGTACACACTAAATTCTTATTGGATCAGTGGGTTGAAGAAATAAAGAAAACATTAGGTATTGATGCAGGTATTATAGGTGGTGGTAAGTACAAAATTAACTCACCTATAGTAGTAGGCTTAATACAAACACTAAGAAATAAAGGTAAAGACTTAGTTTCTGAGTTTGGACTACTATTAGTAGATGAAGCACACCATCAACCTGCAAAAGTATTCAAATCAATTATTGATGCATCTAAAGCTAGATACAAGATAGGGCTAACGGCGACACCTTGGCGCAAAGATGGCCGGCATATTATGTTACCAGATTACTTTAGTAAGGCTGAATATAAACCTAAAGATGAAAATGAAATGCAACCCACCATAATTATGGTAAATACTGACATTAAATTGGATTCTTCATCTAATGTGCCTTGGGGTAAGAAGATAAGTGACTTAGTTGGTAAAACAGAATATCTTGAGTTAGTATTAAATCTATCTCAAGCACAGGCAGAGAGAGGATTTAAAGTACTCGCTGTTGCTGATCGTACCGAATTTCTTGAAACTTGCGCCGAAGTCCTCGATAATTCTATGTGCATAATAGGCACAACTGAAGATAGAGACTTTCTAGCAAGCGGAAAAGACATATGTTTTGGTTCTATAAAGATATTCTCAGAGGGTGTTAATATGCCACCACTTAGTTGTTTAATTTTAGCAACTCCAACAAATAACAGCGGACTATTAAAGCAATTAATAGGTCGTGTTACTAGACCTTACGAAGGTAAGGCAACACCCGAAATAATAGATATTATATTGAGTGGAAGAACTGGAAAGAATCAGGCTTCTCAAAGAATAAAATATTATATGGAACAGGGTTATAATATAAGGTATATATGATAAAATATAACTGGGATGATATTAGAAAATATACAAAGGATAAGCCTGAATTAATATTAGATTATTTTAGAAATATCTATGTATTAAAAGGTGAAATGTATACATATATGCAAGCAAATAAATTTGCTAGGGATATAATAAATAAAAAAGGGATTAAATCAAGTTATATATTAAATATAGATGATTTGATAATTAATAGAGAGAGGGCTTCGGAAATGGAGCAATTCGTTTACTTGGATTTAGCAAGTAAGAGGGATGCCTTTTCTCTGTTTAATAGTAAAGGTCGTAAACGTTACCTCCATGAGTGGGAACTCGGTAATGACTACGATATTGATAAATTAAAGATAAACAAATTGTTAATAATAAGTGACAAAAAAATTTATTTTATATATGAAGAAGGAGATGAAGATGGGATTAGCATTTAACACAGCTAATGGTTCAGCTAAGAAAAGTGGGCTAGAGTATATTAAATTAGACTTAGGTGAAACTAAATTTAGAATGGTAGGTGAATTATTACCTAGATACTGTTATTGGAAAAAATTAGGGGATCATAATATCCCTGTAGAATGTATTTCATTCGATAGAAATAAAGAAAGATTTACTAATGTTGAAAAAGATTGGTTCAAACATTATTTCCCAGATGAGAAGTGTGTATGGTCTTATGTTATTCAAGTAATTGATAGCAAAGATGGTAAACTAAAATTAATGGGTCTTAAGAAGAAATTATTTGATCAAATTCAAGATTTAGCAGGTGAATTAGGAGATCCTACAGATATTGTCAAAGGTTGGGACGTTGTAGTAGAGAAGAAGAAGACCGGACCACATATCTTTAACATTGAATATAAGTTAAAAGAACGTGCTATTAATGTACGTGAATTAACAGACGATGAAAAAGATGCTATCAAAGATATGAAACCTATTGATGAATTAATTCCTAGACAAGATGCTGATGAACAACAAGCATTTATTGAGCAAAATTGGGTTAATAAAACAGAAGAAAATGCTGATAATGAAGCTATTGACGAGTTTGCATCTGATGATTCAGAAGTTAAACCTAACAATGACTTTGATGACGACATAAAATTCTAAGTTATAATGAGAGAGGTTAATAGCTTCTCTCATTTTTTATTTATGAAAATACTATTTAGTGCGGATCATCACATAAAACTAGGTCAGAAGAATGTGCCAAAAGATTGGCAGAAAAATAGATATAGTATGCTATGGGAAAAATTACATAATCTTGAAGAAGATTGTGGTATTCACATAATGGGTGGTGATATTTTTGATAAAATACCTACCCCTGAAGAGTTAGCTATGTACTTTGAATTTATAGCAGGATGTAAAATACCTACCTTTATATATGATGGTAACCATGAAGCCTTAAAGAAAGGACAAACATTTCTAAAATATTTAGAGAGAGTTAGTAATGATATAAATAGTAATGTACATGTAATCAATGGAATTAATGAAATTGGTGAGGTTGACATTATACCTTATACACACTTAAAAACGTTTAAACCTGAAGATTTTGATAATAAAATTCTATGTACTCATGTAAGAGGTAATATACCTCCCTATGTTATAGAAGAAATTGATTTAACTAAATTTGAAGGTTGGGAAGTGGTATTAGCTGGTGATTTACATTCTTATGAAAATAGTCAAGGTAATATATTATATCCAGGCAGCCCATTATCAATTACATTCCATAGGAATAAGGTAGATAATGGTGTAATTGTGTTTGATACTGAAACAATGAAGCATGAATTCATTAAATTAGGGTTACCACAATTAATTAGAAAAACAGTAAGTAGTAAGGATGAAATTATTCCTACGGAATATGATCATACTATTTATGAAATTACAGGTAACCTATTAGAGTTATCTGATATAGATACAACATCTGAATTTATAGATAAGAAAATAGTAAATAAACAATCTGAAAGTATCCTTGACTTGAAAGGTAAAACTTTAAGTGAAGAACTAGGTGAGTATTTATCTACTATTCTAAGTATAGAAGAAGATGATGTTCTAGATATATTGAAGGTTTTTAATGATTATAGTAAAGAGTTTGAGATGGAGTAATTGGTTCTCTTACGGAGAAGATAATTATATAAATCTAGAAGAGACCCCATTAATGCAGATCGCAGGTATTAATGGTAGTGGTAAGAGTTCTATACCTCTAATTATAGAAGAAGTTCTCTATGGAAAAAACCACATTGGAAAGAAGAAACAAACATTAGTTAATAGGTATTTAGATAATCCTCTGCTTACAGCAGAATTAATCTTTTCTAAAGATAATGTAGAGTATAAAATAAAGATTTCTCGTAAAAGCACAATTAAAATTCAATTTTTAAAAGGGAAAGAGGATCTATCCTCACATACAGCAACTAATACTTACAAAGCAATTCAGGACGTATTAGGTATTGATTTTAAGGTATTTGTGCAATTAATCTATCAAAGTTCTAAAATTAACTTAGAGTTTCTTGAGGCAACAGATACTAATAGGAAGAAGTTTCTAATTAGCTTGTTTAAATTAGATAAATATTTGGAAATACATAATGTATTTAAGAAAGCAGAATCTAAAGTAAACACTCAATTAGCTACCTTACATGGTAACTTAGCTACTATAGAGAAATGGATTGATAATTATATTAATAAGAAGTTAGTTATATTAGAGAAAAAAGAAATTGTTGCTGTAAATAAAGAAGATATAGATAAATTAGTAAAGTATAAATCCGAACTTCTAAACATTAAGGAAACAAATAGTAAGATTAATAAAAATAATCAGTATAAAGAACTATTAAGTAATTTAGACCTTTCTGTTTTATCTTATGACGAAGTACTGCCTAAAGATAAACAAGATAACCTAGCTAAGCGTAAAAAGTATCAGCACAAGGTGACGGAGTATAAAACTAAAATTAATGGACATTCATCAGTATTAACTAAATTGAATATGTTAACTGCGGAATGTCCTGCGTGTTTCCAGCAAATAAACAGCGACATAAAAGAAAGTATGATCAAAGATAAAGAGTCTAGTATTAAAGAACTTAAAGACTTGTCTAATAAAGCTTCCACTATTATATCTGATATTGAAAGTATGCTAACTAATTATGCTATTATAGAAGATAAGATAGCTAAGAAAGATAAAGTATCTGATGAGTTTTCAAAGCTGCAAATAATGATAAGTAAGGATACACCTTCCGAAACAATAGTAGCAGAAGATATTATAAAAGATATCAATATACTAGAAAATGAGATAGAAAGTGTATCTAATAACATAAAGAAAATATCTGAATACAACTCAAAGGTTGAGGGTAATAATACTAAAGTACAAGTAATCAAAGAACAACTTGTAGATTATAAGAAGCAAGCTGAAGATGTCAGAGAAGAAGTATTTAATATAGAAGAGCAACAGGGTAAGTTAAATATATTAAAGAAAGCTTTTAGTACTAATGGATTATTAAACTATAAACTTGAGTATTTGATAAAAGACTTAGAAGAACAAATAAATAATTACTTGCAAGAACTTTCTTCAGGTAAGTTTCAAATAGTATTTGTATTACAAGAAGAAAAGTTAAATATTGAAATACTAGACGAAGGTATCTCAGTGACTATAGCAGAGCTATCGGCTGGTGAGCTTGCAAGAATTAATGCAGCAACGCTCTTAGCTATTAGAAAGCTTATGGCAGCTATTTCATCAACAAATCTAAATATATTATTCTTAGATGAAATATTAGGCGTTTTAGATGATAATGGTAAAGAAAAGCTAATAGAAGTACTACATGCTGAAAAGGGTTTAAATACCTTTCTAGTAAGTCATGAGTATAGCCACCCATTAATACCAAAGATAAATGTTATTAAAGAGGGTAAGATAAGTAGGTTAGAGAATGGTTGATAATTTAATACATTGCTGTTATTTATTAAAAAATAGTGTAACTAATGAGACATATATTGGGGTTACTAGTAACTTTAAGAAACGTATGGTAAGGCATAGCTCAGGAAATAATAAACTATTAAAATTAGCTATCCAACTAGATACATGGGATGTTTTTAGTAGTACTATTTTATTTTATGGTAGTAAAAACTACTGCTATTTTATGGAACCTATTTTAATAAAGTACTATAAACCTTATTATAATATCTCAAAAGGTGGTGTTCTAGGGGGTGGTTGTTCTGGTGAGAGTATTTGGAATTCAAAACTTACTAATAGTATTGTTAAGGAACTACGATTTGAGTATTATAAAGGCAATATTTCTCAAAGAAATTTAGCTACTAAATATAACGTTAAACAAAGTACTTTATGGGATGCTTTACAGGGTAATACATGGAGAGATGCAGAAGGCCCTATAGCTAAATATGTTAAACCAGGCTCCAGTAAATTAGATGAAAAATCAGTTATAGAAATAAGAGAAACATATATGAACGAAAAAATAACATTAATAAAATTAGGTACTAGATATAATGTATCATATGGCACTATAAGTAATATTATAAATGGTAAGGTTTACAAAAACTTTGGTGGCCCTATAAAAGGTATAAACTATGGTAGACAGTAGAGCTAAAGGTGCAAGAGCTGAAAGTAAGCTAAAGGAAGTTCTTACAAAATATACAAAATTAAATTGGCAAAGAATACCTGCTTCTGGTGCTTTAGATGAGGTTCACGGGCTAAAAGGAGATGTATACATCCCCAATGAGAATAATAAATACTGCGTAGAAGTAAAATCCTATAAAGATTCTGCTATAAATCATCTATTAGTAAGTGGTGTTGGTAAACCTCTAGTAGAATGGATTGAACAAACTATAAGACAAGGAATACAGGTAAATAAAAACCCTCTTCTTATATTTAAACACGATAAAAGTAAGTTCTATGTATGTAGTTGGGATGAACCCTTAGAATGTTCTAAGTATATAATGTATGTATATGATACTGAAGAAATGCCAGTATATATAACCAATCTAGAAGAATGGTTAAAAAAGGAAAAGGTAGATTTTATATAATGGAATTTATGGATACAATGAAAGGTAGGGATAACCTACTAATAATAGACTTATTAAACCTGAGCTTTAGGTTTAAATATGCAAATAAGAAGAACTTTGCCGCTGAACTAATCTCAACAATACAATCCTTTGCTAGATCATATAAAGCTAGTCAAGTTATTATAGCTTGTGATTGGGGTAGTGCTTGGAGAAAGGAAATATACCCAGACTACAAAGCTAATAGAGTTGCGCTGAGAGAAAAGCAAACAGAGGCTGAAGCAGATGAATTTAAGGAATTCCTTGATGAAGTTGGAGTTGCTACAGAATTAATGCAAGATATGTATACTGTATTTAAGTTTAAAGGTGTTGAAGCTGATGATATAGCAGCATATATTATAAAACATTATAAAGATAGATATGCACATAGTTGGCTTATTTCAACAGATAAAGATTGGGACTTACTAATTGCAGATAATGTATCTAGGTTTGCATATACAAGTAGAAAAGAAATTACTCTTAATACTTGGGATCAGTTTTACGACTATGCACCAGAGCAGCATATAAGTATAAAAGTAATAATGGGTGATAAAGGAGATAACGTCCCTGGTGTTGATGGTATTGGTGAGAAAAGAGCTAATACAATACTAAGGGACTATGAAACAGCGTATGATGTATATGCGAGTTTACCAATAGAAAGTAAATATAAGTATATTCAGAATTTGAATGGGTTTGGTGAACAATTATTACTAAACTACGAGCTTATGGACTTGCTCACTTACTGTGAGGATGCCATAGGAAAAGACAATATAATAGAAATAGACGAGGTACTAAATGACAGTTAAAATAGTTTTAGATAATCCAGAGTGTGAACCCTATAAAGGTAATCGTTGGGATGGGGGTTGGGACTTACGTTCTAATAATCCTGATATAACAATAGAGCCAGGGCAGAAAGTAAAAGTATACACAGGTGTATCTATGGAAATACCTGTGAGACATGTAGGTATGGTAGTACCGCGTAGTGGTTTAGGTTCTAAATATAGACTAACATTGGCTAACACCGTAGGTGTAATTGACTCTGATTACCGTGGTGAGATTATAGTTAACCTAGTTAATGATGGTGATGAAAGTGTAGAGATTAAACAGTTTGATAGATTTTGTCAGATTATGCTAGTACCTATTAGAATAGATACTTTTAGAATAGTTGATAGATTACAAGAAACTAAACGGGGGCATGATGGGTTCGGAAGCAGTGGTGTTAAATAATGATTAGTACTAGAGCCGATATTGTTACTAGAAGAACATATAATAGACCTATAGATTTTGAAGAAACAAGATTTGAAACTTGGGATGATACTATAGATAGAGTTATTGGGCATCAAAAGTGGTTATGGGAAAGAGCTCTAACACATAATGTGCTAATTGATATGCCTTTACATGATGTAACACAAGACTTATTAGAGTGGGTACACCTATCTGATGCACAAACATTAGAACTCGAAGAGTTACGTGAGGTTATGCTAGATAGAAAAGCACTACCTAGTGGTAGAACTTTATGGTTAGGTGGTACAGACGTAGCTAAACGACGTGAAGCTAGTCAATTTAATTGTGCACATTTAAATGTGGAAACAGTATATGACGTAGTAGATGCACTGTGGTTATTACTACAAGGTACTGGCATTGGTGGTACACCTAAAGTAGGAACTCTAACAGGATTCAGACAACCTATTAATAATATTAAAGTTATTAGGTCTGAAAGAGTATCTAAAGGTGGAAGAGATAAAAATGAGGAAAGCTTTATAGACGGAGTATGGACTATTTCAGTTGGTGATAGTGCTGAAGCCTGGGCTAAATCAATAGGTAAACTATTGGCAGGAAAATACCCAGCTCATACTCTAGTCTTAGATTTTAGTCAAGTTAGACCTGCAGGACAACGTCTAACAGGTTATGGTTGGATATCTTCAGGTGATGGTCCTATATCTAGAGCATATCCTAAAATTGCTGAGATACTTAATAAAAGAGCTGGTGGGTTACTAACCAAACTAGATATTATTGAAGTATTAAATCACTTAGGAACTGTATTAAGTTCTAGAAGATCAGCTGAAATAATGTTGATGGAGTACGGAAGTGATGAATGGTTAGAGTTTGCAAAATTCAAAGAAAAGTGTTATGAAGAAGGTTATCAACATAGACAACAATCTAATAACTCTTTAGTATTCTACCAGAAGCCTACGCAAGAGCAACTTACAGAGATATTTGATAAGATGATTGCAGCTGGTGGTAGTGAACCTGGATTTATTAATGGTCAAACTGCAAAGCGTAGAGCACCGTGGTTTAGTGGTATCAATCCATGTGCAGAAATATTACTAGGTAATAAGTCATTCTGTAATCTTGTTGAAATTGATGTAGCAAAATTCATTGGTAATAGTTCTGGACTACATAAAGTGGCAACCCTTGTTGCGAGGGCCAACTACAGACAAACTGTAGTAGATTTTAGAGATGGTGTATTACAAGAAGCTTGGCATCTTAATAATGAGTTCTTAAGACTATGTGGTACAGGTGTCACAGGTATCGCGCAGCGCGATGATATGACAGAGTATGAGTGGAAAGACTTACGATATTCTGCTGTAACTGCTGCTAGAGGCATGGCTCATGAATTAGGTTTGCAACACCCTAAAAATGTAACCACAGTTAAGCCTAGTGGAACACTAAGTAAAATAATGGATACTACTGAGGGAATACACAAGCCTGCAGGTAAGTACTTATTCAATTGGATTAACTTCAATGAGCTAGATCCTTTAGTACAAAAATTAAAGGACGCAAAATATCGATGGATGACAAATCCGACTGATTCGACTGGTACACTTGTATGCCTTCCAGTAAAATTTGAAAATGTAGATTTTACAACGAAAGAAGTGACTAGAAAAACCGGTGAAATTGATATATTAGAAGTTACAGATGAATGTGCGATAACACAACTAGAGAGATATCGTAAGATTCAAACTCATTATTGTGACCAAAACGTCAGTAATACAATATACTACACTCCAGACGAGAAAAATAAAATTGTTTCTTGGCTCTTAGAGCATTGGGACGTATATGTAGGTGTATCATTCTTGTTTAAGAATGACCCAACTGTAAGTGCTGCGGATTTAGGTTTTAACTATTTACCACAAGAATATGTAACTAAGGTTGCATATGAAGAATATATGTTGGAAATACAAGAAGTGAATTTTGATAATACCGATTCTTTTGAAGAGTTAGAAGAAGATGAATGTGCTGGTGGAGTTTGCCCAGTTAAATAAGGAGAAAACAATGAAAGTAGAGTATAAATATAATGTTTATGATAGAGTTAAAACACCTTTAGTAGATAACGGTATTGTAACTATGCTAGGCTACCAAGATGGTATAGTTAAATATTTTGTTGAGAGTAATACAGAAGGTGCAGAAAATTGCTGGTGGATTGAAAGTAACGTAAGTAAGGTATAAAGAAAAGGGGCGCAAGCCCCTTTTTTATTGTTTTACAACTTCGTCTGCATATTTATAACATATATCTAACCCTAATCGGATTTTATCTGCTCGGGCAGCTTCCCTTGTAAGAAATTCCGCATCTGGTCTTGAAAGCTCTTTCCCAGTGGCTCCCTGACAGATAGACTTGGTATTTTCTGGTTTGTTTCTGCGACTTTCACGCTGGTGCAACCGTTTAATAGCACTAGAAAGCTTAACATTAATAGTATTTGCTTCAGTGTATTGTTTTTTAAGAAACTCATTTATTTTCTCCTGTTTTACCTGTTCCGCTTTACGCGTTTTTTCAATTGCAGATATTGTAGCCTTATTTACAGAATCTGCTAAAGATTTCTTCCCATGGCTGTTACCATATAAAAATACAGCACCAGTCCACATAGCAAACAGTACAATTCCTACAAGTATCTTATTCATTTTTCTTTTCCATTACATTAGCAGCACTATAAAGTCCTAAGCTAAAGATGCAAATAGTTACCCATTCACTACCTGCTAGTAGACCAAGCCCTAGAAATATTGAAGCTAAGCTAAGTACAGTAAGTGTTAGAGCAAACTTTCTTGATCTAAATGTTTCATCCATATTAATCCCCTATTATTTCGAAATGAACTAAATCATCGAACTTATTATCCGTATAATCATAGTCTCTATCCCAATCCCCACCAAATCGAATATTAACACCTTGTTTTGCTGCAACAAAGAATATTATAGCCTTTAGTTCGTAGAACTTAACTCTATCTTTCCATTCTTTATCACCCCAATTCGTTGGGATTGGCCAAGGTGCCACGTCAACGGCCATAGATGGCATTGAATTATGCTTACTATTTGGCCATTTAACCTCTGAAGATCTTTCATCATACTTAGCATTTTGTGTTTCTTTATCCCGATGTCCTGTTAATACTGTGCAATCATAGTACTTAACTACTTCATTAAGTATATTCTCCCATCTAGTATCACAAGTATCTAATAATCTTCTTGATTTACCACCAAAACTTGGCATTATCTTACCCCTCCGTGGTGTTCTTCTACGTGACCTTCCGTTCCATCTTGACAACTACACTGGCAGACTACTGTTATAGGGTCTAGCTTTGTAGTTGGTTGCATAGTAGTAGACACAGTAATATCTTTAGTTTTAGTACCTGCATCATTCATATACGCTTGCATGCCATTACTTCCAAATAAAGCAACTAGAAATATCCACATCTTATAGGTATCATACATCATTTTTAACTTACCAAATAGTTTCTTCATTAATAACTCCACGTGTAGCCTATACCAAACCCCACAGTATTTATTGTTGTTGCTGATACTGAGCCACTAAACATACCACAATCTTTACAATCTCTATGTGCCATTGCAAATGAAAATGCTTCTATATTATTTAGTGTTGCTGCGGCAACTGACTTTTGATACGCGTATGTACCATAATTAAAGTGATGCTGCGCCATTGCCATAGATAGTACTGAAGTGGTATCTTCAACTATTGTTGTATTGTTACGTTCTATAGTTACAGTTTCTTCTATAACTATAGTTTCTTCTATAACTATAGTTTCTTCAATAACATGATGTGGATCTTCTGCTAGTACTATTGTTGATACTAACAGTATACTTAATATTAAAAATTTATGCACAGTGTCCTCCTATATCAAAAGGATCTAAAAACGTTTTACAGAAATATCTAGCTGTAGCACCTTTCCACCCTTTATCATCATTCCATCTAGATACTCTTCCAGTGAATAATACTTCTTTTATATCATATCTAGGTAATTCTAGGAATATTATAGTTCCTACTGTGGCATTTAAAAATACATCAATACCAAAGCCTAAAAATAACATTGGATATATAAATATCTTTTGTGGCCAAGTAAAGTCCTTACCTTGTTCTTTAAGTTTAAGATGCTCTTTTTTAATACTCATTATTGCTAAGTAAAATGTCCAAGTAGCACTCATTGTGATGTAGCAAAAAGCTACTATTAATATATTCGATATTATTAATTCTATCATTGTTTATTCTCCTATTAAGGTATATACGGACCTTCTCCTATTCCAAAACCAAAACGATAAGTTCTTATTTCATCATTAGTATCATCTATAAATGCAATATCTGTACTATTTATTGCTACTATCGCTGAATCCCCCATAGTGGCTATAAGTAAACTATTCCCCACTGAAGACCAAGTTGATCCATTGAAACGGTAAGTCTTAAGGATATCTGTACTAACATCAATAAAGGCAACATCTGTACCATTCATAGTTGATATCTCCCCTGAAGCTGAAGGTATTGATAAACCACTACCTACTAAAGACCAAGCTGATCCACTCCAAGTATAAGTTCTTAATTCACTATTACTTCCATCTGTATATGCTATATCTGTACTATTTAAGGCAGATATTGATGGAAAAGATACCGTAGATATTGACAAACCAGTACCCACTAAAGACCAAGCTGATCCACTGAATCGATAAGTTCTTAATTCATCATTAGATTCATCTATATAGGCAATATCTGTACTGTTTAAAGCTGTTATTGCGGGGAATGATATTCCTGATATAGTTAAACCACTTCCCACTAAAGACCAAGCTGATCCACTCCAAGTATAAGTTCTTAATTCACTATTATTTCCATCTATAAATGCAACATCTGTACTATTTAGAGCTGTTATCGCAGGGGATGACGTTGCTGATATAGAAAAACCACTCCCTACTAAAGACCAAGTTGCTCCATCGAAACGATAAGTCCTTAACTCATTATTACCACTATCTATAAAAGCAACATCTGTATCAGTTAAATATGCTAACGAGGGGGATGCTACTGTTGCTATAGAAAATCCACTCCCTACTAAAGTTGCCGAAGTCCAATTTATTGTACTAGCTGATTCAACATAAGCAGTTGTAGCTATTTTAGTGCTATTATCTCCACTTGTTTGTGTAGTTGCTGCAGTACTAGATTGTAAAGAGGTTATATCCGTATTGGCCCCTGATGCTGCTGCACTTATAGTAGTACGTACTGCACTAGCATCAGCATCATCTACAACCGTTGCGCCAAAGGCGCTAATTGTAGTACTAGCCGGTACTGAGATAGTACTTAAATCAGCATCTAATCCTAGTGTAGCTAATGCAGTGCTTGCATCTGTATCATCAACAAGACTTGCACCAAAGGTGCTAATTGTTGTGCTCGCTGGTATTGTTAGTGTTTTAATATTAGTATCTACTTCACTATCCATTAAAGCACCTGCAGCTGTTACATTAGTTACATCTGTTACATCCGCTAGAGCTTCTCTGTTACATCCGCTAGAGCTTCTATAGCATCTAGCTTACTCCCGTCTGTTGAGATGTCTCTACCATCTACTGTACCAGATACTACTATATTTCCTGCACTTAGTGTTATATTTCCGGAACTTAATGTTAAGTTCCCCGTAATAGTTCCACCTACTAAATCTAGTTTCAAATTTATGTGGTTTAATAGATTAGTTTCACCATTTCTAGCATTTTCAACTTCAGTATCTATAGCTTCACTAATAGTAATGAAGTTAGATAGTTGTGTAGGATAATCTATAGAACCTACTGCTGGTATATAAGCTGTATAATTAGCCATTTATTCTCCTAGTTATTTTAGAATTCATATTTAACATTTATTGTTCCCGCATCAAATGTACCTGTTGTCACTTGTAAACTGACTTGAGTCATTATACTACTAAGTGTTTTTGAACCTGAAAAGGTATAAGCTGCAATAGTACCTAGGAAAGTTGACTGATTAATGTTCCCACTAGCTACCCAAAGATTTGTTGCTGGGTCCATTAATTCAATATGTATTACTCCTGAAAGTAAGTCATCCGCTGCAACATTAATACCTATTTGGAAATAACTTGTTGCTGATATATTCACAGTACCAACACCATCTTTAACACCATTAGTATACCCACCAGATTCTAAACCTCCTGAATCACCTATACGTATAAATGGATTAGCTGTAGTGGATAAACTAACTTCATTTAACATTAAGGTTACTCTTGTACAACCTGTTGGAACATCAGTATACGTTTGAGCTGATCCAGACACTGTTGATTTTGGTACACTATATTGTGTACCCCCCGCAAATGGGTTAACTAATATCCAAAAGTTACCTAAAGAGTCCCATTGGAATATATGTATAGCATCATCACCTTGAATAGCCCCTATTCGAGGAAAGGATGCATCCCATAAACGCACAGTATTAACACCAGTACTATTAAGATTCAAAGTAACTGCCGTAGAAGTATTGGCATATGCACAACGACAAATTAAAAAAGTACCTTCAGAAAGAGAACTAGGTAATCCGTCTGGTATATTTACTGTTAATGCATTAGCTGAGCCTAGTGCAATATAATTATATACTTTACTATTCGAAATACCTAAAGTAGTTCTAGCTATTGCTGCTGATGTATCATCCACAAGACTTGCACCGAAGGTGCTGATTGTTGTGCTCGCTGGTATTGTTAGTGTTTTAATATTAGTATCTACTTCACTATCCATTAAAGCACCTGCAGCTGTTACATTAGTTACATCTGTTACATCCGCTAGAGCTTCTGTATCTCTACCATCTACTGTACCCGATACTACTATATTTCCTGTAACATTAAAGTTACCAGAAGATAAAGTTAAGTCACCTGATGTTAACAATAAATTACCTGTACTAAGTGTTAACGAGTTATCAAAAAACCAATTATTAGTTGAATAGTTCCAACCAAATGAGCTATCTAATGTGACATCATCATAAACTCTTATCTTAGCTTCAGAATTGACACCTGCATTTGGTCTAATCCAATCAAATAAAATACCATCGTTTTGTAATACTAAATCATAATCTTTAATTTTAATATCTGATTCTATTATTTGTTCAGTTGCATTTATTAAATCTACTTTATCATCTTCTAAAGCTGTTACATCCGCCGTTAATGCTGTAAAAGCGTCATTAATACTTACAGGATATGTTGTAGAATTTACTTGGGGTATATATTGTATATAATTAGCCATGTATTATACCTCTTCCATTGTATATTTTGATTTATAATAATTTTGTGCAAATTCTGTAAACTTTGGTACTTTTGTCATTTTTACTATCCCACTATAATCTAATTTCTTTTCGTTTGAAGAATCTTCTGGAAATAAACTAACAAATAAATCCTTACGTAAACCTACGTTTCTCAGTTCATGTTGTAGTAGAACTCTATCATCTTCAGTAATAGTTCCAAGATTAAATTCAAATTTTCTATAAGGTATAGAAATATCGGATCTTAAACTCCCAGCATCTGTTCTATATTGCTTAGTAGTTTCTTCCCAAGTTAAAGAATGTCCATAACCTATATTATAAGTAGGTTGTATATATTTACCTATAATTAACCTTCCTAATTCAAAATAAGATACGTTACTACCTGCACTAAATAATTCTATTTTAAACCCCCTAATTCCAGTTTGTACTGTTGGTATCCATTCTACTATATTTGCAGGGGGTGAAAATTCAGTTTCTACTTTATCAACACCCCAAGCTTCTACACCCCATAAAAAAGAACCCCATTCCCATAAATCACTACCTACTGTTTCTTCTGTTACGTTTAATATACCACTATCCCACGCTAAAAAATCTGGTAATAATTCCCCATCAAAATTAGGTGTTCCAATAACATTTGTAACAACAGGTATTATAGTATATATAGGTAATAGATCCCCATCAAAATTATGCCCTGTTATATCATCTGCAACTGTTATCTCTGTTTGTGTGGTATATGTAACACTTACTATAGTGTATGTAATATTACTGATAGAATTTGTATCTCCTGTACAAGTAACAGAAGTAGCTCTATCAAATATAGAGGTTTGGTCACCCGCAATATAGAAAATATCATCAGTAGGTTCTGTATTGTCTACACCGCCAGTTACAGCATATGTTGTAGAGTTTTCAGTTGCTCCACCAGTATTGACCGTATACCTAGCATATAGTGCTAGAGTACCATCGAAAGTTGCACCACCGGTTTCTTCCTCAACTGTAATATCTGTATTTGGTGTATTAAACACAGAACTAACTACTGTATATACTTTATTAGATGTTGAGGTAGTATCTCCAGTATAATCAAATTTAACCCCTACTATATAATCAGAAGATTTATCAGTTAATACTTGAAATATATCTTGAGTTGGGGATGTACTATCGGTACCACCCACACAAGCATCTGTATACGCAGTATCCCCTGCAATATCAAAATTAACAGCTTCAGCAAAAATACTGGCATAACTACCAGCAATATAGAAATCATCATTTGCTCCTTCTGTACCTCCAGTATTTGTATATTCTGTGTCTATACTACTATTATTATATAAAGATATTTTATATTGTGTATCAATAACGAAATTATGTCTTCCTAACACAATAGCGGATACTTCTTTTACACTTGAAAAGAAACCTCTAATTATTTGATTAGTATTATCTACACTTCTAGTTACTTTAGATCTAGCTGTTTCTTTTATATTTTCAACAGGTAGATTAGTATCCATTGTTGGATCTGCGGATATTGAAGCAGTATCTACATAGTTATCTATAATAAATCTTATTTTACTCATTTAACCCCAAACCTCCAAAATTACTCTTTTATCTGTAGGATACTCTTCCAGCCCTATTATTACTACTCGGTTTCCAGGGTATGTAAAACCATACCTAGAATGCTGTACTGTTATCACATCACCAATATTTAATGTAAATGGTGATGTAACTGTATCTATTTTATATATATATCTTTTCTGACTTCTTATCGTCGCTCTTCTAATAGCTTCTGTCTCAGCATCTGTGCTGGAATTTATTAATGTAGATACTTGTTCTGTATCAGTAATTAATGGGTATTCTGTATTTGTCAACCCTGTATACTCTATTATAGTGCTAAACTCAGTTGTAATTTTGTCTAAAAATTCTAAGTTGTCACTTTCTAATACAGATGCCGCTACGGCGGCTTTATCCTGTACTGTCCAATTCTTATTATACCCTAAATTAATAGACTTTTCAGGTAATTCAATATTTATAAGACTAAAACCTTTTTCTATTATTGAATCTTCATCTATAGTTAACTCGGAAGTTTCAAGTAAGGGATCCACAAATCTAAATATTTGTAATACACATAGACGTTCAAATCTTAAATATCCTCCAACTGAGGAAATAATTTCTGTAACTAAATTTAGTATCGTACTTTCATTTTTAATATATAAACCTAAACTATCAGTATTAGTGAAAGCATTAGATCCATTAGGATTAAATGTAGCTGGACATATATCAGTATCTGTAGAACTGTTAACTTCTAAACTAGTTTTCTCTAATATTAAATACTCCATCATAAAAGCTGCACTATGTAATACTATATCTGGGATAACTATACTACTTGTATATTGAGTTCTTGTGGCTTGACCAGTTATGTCACAAGTAATTTGTGTACTTTGATCATGCACTAATAGTCTAATGCAACCAGCAGCTAAATTTTCTTCATATTGTAATACATATATAGTAGGTGCACTTGTTGGGTACCATATGTCATAACTATGGCCAGTAATCCATCCAGCTGTTTGTGCACTTTCATCAGAAGCATTAGTATTAACAGTTACTATTGTAGCTGATGCAGAACTAATTATATATCTAGCTTCATCTAATGTTGTATTATGTATTACGGCTCTTGAATATCCGTTAGTTGTAAAATCTGCACCTGTTACAGTAATAGTATCATTAGTTATATCAGATACTGTTAAACCTACCTCAGCGGTACCACCAGTAGCTGATATTAATGTATCTATATAAGAATCATTAATACCTGTTAATTTAACACCATTAGACCTAATTTCAGTTACTTCTGTAATACCATAATTTGTAATATCAGGACATTCATGTATTTGATATACATGATTATAGGTATCTATAAGTAAAGGTTCGATATTAAATACTTTACCTAAACAAATAGGTATTAGTGAATTTTCTGTGCCTGTAGGTATACTTCCTAAAGATGTATCAAAATCTAAATAAGTACCTGTTGTATCATATAATCTTTTAGAAAATATTGCAGGAAACTTATCATATAGTCCTGTACTACTTATACTATCATTTAAATAATTTAATACATTACTAGTATTCCATAAAGTTTTTTCTTGTGCAGTTACATTCAGCACTTCTTTTTTATCTCTTAAACTAATAGATAATAAATGTGGTTGTGGTGCAGTTAATGAATCTATAACACCTTCTAGTATTAATATAAATTGGGCACGTGTCCAGCTTGGGTCACCAATATATATATTAATAGTATGGCCTTCCCAAGCATTTTCTATACTTAATAAATCATCATACTCACCTTCTGTATTGAGTAATGTAACATTACCTAATGATTTTGTAGAATTAATTTTAGTACTTATTTTAGATACATCAAATACTATATCATCATATGAAATACTATTAACTGTATTACCTAAAATGTTAACAAAGTTTTCCCCATACCTTTGAATGTATGGGTAATCACTAAAGTATTTAGTGTTTAAACTAGTTCCATCATGGTAGGAAATGTCTACTAAGATAATCTTATGACTATCTGAATCTAACCATTCTTGCTCTGTCATTTATACTATACCTTTTGTGCTTGCTGTTTGTGAATAACCTAAGTTAACTCCTACATTATTAGTTGCAACTCTAAGTTCTTCGTTTTTATCAAGCATATCCTCATTCCCAGAAGCTACTACTTGAGTTAATATTCTAATAGCATCTACTACTTCGCTAGAGTCTCCAGAACCAGAGAAATTCTCTGCCGCCCCATAGATTGAGTCACCACTACGAATAGCTTTAGAAGTATCTGCTGTTAATATTGTTTCACCTTTATGTATCATTGCTACTTGATCGTAATTAATTTCTTCAGACCCTTTAGCAAATGAACCCATAGTTGTAAAGAAACCTGTTAGGGATGTATTTAAGTTGGTTAATTCAGATAATATCGGATCCCAAGAATCGTTATTAATCTCTTGTAATTTATCT